GGGTGATTAATTCTGAAGTAGATAAACCTTTATCAATTGCTTTTTTATAATTTTCGGCTTCTCTTTTTAAAATCCTTTCAGGATAAAATCTACCGTTTCTATTTGGAGTATCGTATTTCTGAAGAACCGCATAAAATTCAAATGGATTTTTATAATCCAAGTTTGCAGCTTCTTTTAAAATATCTGAATTAAGTCTATCTTTTGGAGATACGTGACCCGCATCCATTTCAATTAGTATACCATGACCAACTTCGCTAGCCTCTAAAATTCTCAAATTTTTCATCTAATCTTTTATGATAAATATACGGTATTGATAAGTTTATTCTTTTTCGTCTTTTTTAGAAATTGAAAATTCAAAATGTTTGTTTTCTATAATGTTGTTTTTAAAAATGTTTCGTACGATTTGTTTTACTGAATCTTTAATTTCCTTTGATTTGAAATCTATTTCAGATATTGTAAAAAGATTTACCTCTAAATTAAAAAAGGATTTTTTTCCGTGAGATATTCCACTTGTTCTTAAATCTAAATCAACAATACTATTTTCTTGGAAAATTTTTTGATTGATTGAATTAAATACGGAATGTTTAATTTCTCTGTTTAAATTACCTACAATACGATTCCAATTTTCAGTCTCATATTTTGGTGTAATCCAAGATTGGATGTTAATATAGACGGATTTTAGGTTTTTGGAATCAACTGTTCCATAGACTGATTTAATAGGATTGTATAAATTCAACTTTACACTTTTGCCTTTTTTCATTAATTTTCATTGTTATTATGTTTATTTTCATTAAAAAAATAACACATATAAATGTTAATGTCAAAAATTTTTTAAGTTTTCAAGATATTTGTAAGATATGCTAATAATAGAAATCAAAAACGGAGAGAATATTGAAAGAGCTCTCAAAACACTTAAGTCAAAAGTGATTAAAACAAAACAGAATCAAAAACTTTCAGGTAGAAAACAATACATTAAACCTTCTGTTGTAAACAGAAATAAAGTTTTAAAGGCAATTTATATTCAGAAAAAAAGAATATCTTAAATTGACCCTTCTAAGTTTTTAAGTTTTAAGAAATTAACCTGGTCAAACTTTTCAGTCTTAAGTCTATCAATTGTTTCAGAAATTTTTGTTTTTAACTCAAACTCTTCTTCGTTATCTAAAATAGATTTTAATTTAGTAATAGTACTTTCTTTTAAAGTTTCAAATTTTGTCTCAAGAGATTTAGAATCTTCAGAAATTAATTTAAAAAATTCTTTTTTAGTGTTTTCATCTAAAGTTTCAATATAAGTTCTTAAAGTTTGATTTGCAATATTAACCATTGATTTGATTGGTATATTGATTGATTCTTTAATTGTTTTTGAATTAGATGTTAAAATAGAAATTATATTTCTTTTTGATTGTATCCTCTCATGAAGATTTAATTTGTTAGTATAAACTAACGTATCAATATCAGAATATTTGTTTTCGGCTGATTCCTCCAAAGCCTTTGGAAGTTTAATAGATGGTAAAATTTTACCTAAAAGATTTACACCTTCTTCTAAAAATTCTTTAGCGTCGGATTCAGATAATCCCTGAGGAGTACTTAATTGGTCATACAAAGAATAAGCCTTTGAAATTGGCTTATCATTCAAAACATTGTGTTTGAATTCTCTCAAAGATTTCTTGAATTCTTTTTCGTTCTGATACGACTCAAGAAGATTTTTTTCAATTATGGATTTTATTTTACCGAAGGTCATCTTAACATTTTTTAATAAATATTAGGAATTTAGTAACTTATCCAATTCTTTTGAAATTTCTCCTAAAGATTCTTGTCCATGACCTAAATCTATGAATGTTGCTCCGTCAATTAAGTTGTTTTCAATCAACATATTTAAGCTATTTAATTTTGACTCAGGTATTGGTGGTTCTCCTTCAGTTGGTGGTGGAGGAGCTTCTCCCCCTAATTCCTCTCCTCCTGGCGGTGGCGGAGGTGTTCCTAAATCTCCACCTGGAGGTGGTCCTAATTCCTCGGCACCACCTGGAGTTGTTGAAGCTCCCGCTGATGGTGTTGAGCCCGAAGGACTTCCGTAAAGTTTGTCAATATTATCAAAAATACCTGTCTTAGTAATAACAGTTGCTGTTGCTTTAAGTTCTTCTCCAACAGCTCTTTCAATTCTTTGTTGTTGTAGGTCAAGTCTAATTTCTTCGTCTGACCAACCAAAGATATGTTTCTTAGCCCAAGTAGAAGATGTTGCTTGAATACCATTTCCTGGGTCGGCAACCAAGTCTTTATATAATAATATTTTTTCTTTCCAAATATCTACTTTAAGTAAATCTGCTTGTGTAGATGGGTTAGTTAATCCTAATGTAAAGTTTTGTAATTCGTCCTCAAACCCTAATAAGAATAAATGCACAATTGCAATCTTATTAAGCTCTTGAATCATACTTTTTTGAATTCTATTAATTGTACGAGCAAATCTAATATCTTGTAATGCTAGGTTTTTTCCGTCACCAACAACTTCTTCAAATCCTAAAAATGCTTTAGGAACACGAAGAGCAGTTAATAATTTCTTTTGAATATATTCAATATCCGCAATTTCTGATAAATTTGTTGCTCCTGGCAATGTATCAATTGGGCTTGGTGCCGCTGGGTCTCTAACAGGTACAAAATAATCTTGGTCAACCGCCATTTGGTTGAATCTCATATCCACATTACCTGTCTTACTATCAACAATTTGTTCTCTTTTGAATTTGTTAGCAACACGTTGTACATATGCTTCAACATCATCATCATTCATATTTCCAACAAATACTTTAAAGATTCTTCTTTCAGGAGCTCTTGAAGTTCTATAGATTAACATAGCATCTTCACACAATAAAAGTTGTTTCCAAGTTCTTCTTGCTTTTTCTAACATAGAAGTACCATAAGGAAGTTTTCTATCATCACCCAATAATCTAAAGTGAGCCATTTCCCATGATTGGAATTCCATATTTTTGTTCTTCCAAGTGAAATGTAATGCCTTTTTGTCCTTATCTAATTCTTTTGTAATATCAACAGAAATTTTTTGACTAACACCAACTTCATGTCTTTCAATTTCAATTGTTGGTAATTGTTGAACACCAACAACTCCTTTCTCAGGGTCTAATTTCAAATACACAAAGTTATCACCATACTTACAAGTGTTTCTTGTCCACATTGGTAAGTTAGTGTTAATATCCAATGAGTTGTTAAATAAATCGGCTAATACACCCTTAATTCTTTTTGATTCAGAATAAATTTGTAATATAAATCCATCTTCATTTGTTGTTGTAGATTCTTCAGCATAAATGTCCAAAGCTGCAGAAATCTCAGGAGTATACTCCATTGATTCATAATCATACTGAGAAGATAATCTTGTTGGCTCATAATAAATTGCTTGAGAATATAAATTATTCTCAACCTTAGCCCATTGATTTGCTAAATAAAAAGTTTGTTGTGCTTGAAGTTTTTCGGTTTCGTATTCCTGTTTGTTTGTTGTACGCAACAATTCCTGTTTATCAAACTTAAATGTTGGATAATCTTGTCCTAAAAGTGAATTAGGTCCAAATGTTTGCGACAATCGTTGCCAAACCGTCATGTTCTGTTCTGCCATATTACAATTTTACTTATTACCTTGATAATATAAATAGTTATTTGGAACCAAATAACCATCCATATTTTTGATAATCGGCTTTAGTGGCTGATTGGTTACTATAAGGGTTTTGTCTTCCCATTTGAGGAATCATTGGATTAAAGTAATCTGAAGTGTTTTTATTCTCGTTAACGACAGATGTCCAAGAATTTAACATTGCCTTTGTATGATTAACAACTTTTTGTAAGGATTGAAATGATTTTTCTGCAACATATATTGCCATAGAAATACCCATAATACAGTCATCATGATGACCTTTTTGATGGTCTGGTCTACCATTCACATAAATAAATGTGTTCATTTCGTTATATAATCTATGAGAATATATTTTGAAATCGTGTCTACACGCTTCTTCCAATGATGCAATAATTTGAACTCTTTTATTGTTGAAATTAATACCAGGTATTTTTTCATTCATTTTTGGGTCCCATTTCCACTTATTATTTGGGTCAACATTATCAACGTACATCCCTCCTTGATAACCCATTTCTTGCATTTTTCTTGCTGTAGCGACCCCCATTCCACCTGTTAAATCCACAACACAATATGCGGTATACATACTTCCCCACTTATAAGCAATCTCAGCAGTAATGTCTGGTGGAACTTTTCCAACATATTCAAGTACTTGTTCTCTTGTATCAAAATCAATTATTTGAATGCTACTAAAATCTTCCGAGTCACCTCTTGATACGTCCACACCCATAACATATTTATGACCATTTTCTGGTTCTTTAAAAATCCAAAGTGAGCCACCCATCATTTTAGCTAAAGGTTCTCTTAATTGATTTTTGGAAATGTTCTGCATTAATTCAGAGTCAAAAACGTTATCACCTGAACCCAAGAAATTGCATTCTAATTCCTGAGCCACTTTTCTCCTATCAAACTTTAACTTTTTAACCATTCCTTCAAACCAAGACGAACATGGTTTATACCCCTGACTTATATAATCAGTTGTTATTTCATGGTCTCGTTCATATGGATTATCAATTGATAACTCCACAACAACATCTTTGGCATAATCTTCTCTATTTAACAAAAAATGAACTAAATCATTTGTTTTAACCATATACAAATCTTTTGTATATCTTGGGTCACGATACCAGTACATTTCAGAAATTTTGAAGTCATTCATATTTCTTAATGCTTGGTCATAAATTTCATAATAAATTGCGTCGTATCCGTTTGGAGTAGAAACAACGATAACCTTACCACCCGTAGATAGTGAGGCCATACACGCTGACCAGAAATCTCCGTCAGCTTCAATGAACGCAGCCTCATCAAAAATAAGAATAGTTGGGGTATAACCTCTCAACGCATCCTTTGATGTTGCAACCGCTTTAACTTCACAGTCATTAGTAAGTTTAAAATGTCTTTGTGCGTTTTTATCAGGTGAAAATCCAACACCTACCCAAGATGGCCATTGTTCTGTAAAATTTCTAATTTTGTTAGCCATCTCAACGGATGTATCTAACTTATTGGCAATGATTAGAATTTTTTCAGGTTTCTGTTTTTTGGCAAATACCAATTTTTTGGATGCCCATGCAGCGGTTACTGTTGTTACACCAGCCTGACGATACTTTAATGCAATGTTTTCATTGTGGGCATCGTAATCTTCAATAAGACTAACTTGGTCAGGAAAAAGGTCTAAGGGAACATACTTTGATACTGTGTTATCGTATGTCTGTAAATAAGTACGAAGTGCGTAAGGAGTATTCCTCATACACTTCGTAACTTCTATAATTAATTGTTCTTTAGTCACAAATTATTTTTTGGGTCTTGATATACCCAAACTACCAAAGAAATCGTCAAGTCCATCATCTTCATCAAAATCATCATCATCAGATTCAATCCCTTTTTCTTCTTTATAATCTTCAAACTCACTCTTCATTTCTTGGGCTTCTCTCATAACTTCTCTGAATCTATCAGTTGCTTTTTTAACTTTAGATTCATCTTCTGAAATTGCATTTCCGATAATTTCTAAAAATTCTTGTGCTGGTATTTGGTATAACAAAATTTGAAACCAGTTTATTAGACCCTTGTTTGATTCATCAAACATTTCATCAGGCATTGCGTGTCTAAACTTTTCTACAATCTCGGGTCCTATTCTTAATTGCATTGGTTCGTTAGATAATACATCTACCGCTCCTCTAACTTTATCACGAATATCAGGATTTTTAGAATGACCATGTCTACCTTTAGCCTCTTCTAAACCTTTAATAATTTCATGACATAAGATAGGGAATATCATTCCTACTGCAATAATTTTTGTGTCAGGTTGTTCTTCACCACCACCACCTTCTTCACCATCTTCTTCATCTGCATCATCTAATGACACTTTACCTGCAACACCTTGACCTGTTTGACTCATCATTTCAATCATTTGTTCCATAGTAAAATACATGAAATCATTGATTGCCATAATTCCCAAATAATCTCCATATAGAGATGGGTCAATAGCATCTAATCTTGCTCTAATGTCAGGCTTTTGAAAAAGGTAATGTCCTCTTTTTGCAGCGCCTTGAATAATTGCATTTATTATATTTCTTTTATGTTTTTCTAATTCTAATTCTTCCTCATCTGTTAAATCCTCAATATCAAATGATGGAATTTCTAATTCATCTTTCTCCTCATCATCATCTTCGTCATCCTTTGGTTCTTCAGGTGAAAATCTAAAATCTGAAACATCAGGTTGTTGTCCTAAATGTGGTTCAATTTGATACCACCCTTCAGGTACTTCTTGCTCTTCTAAACTGGCATCAACTGCTAATTGTTCAAGTTCATCTTTATGAGCAGATTCAATTGACATAATGTTTCTAAGCTTACCCATCATCTCATTATAAATCATTCCTTGAACTTGCTGAGAACCAATATTTCTATTACCTACAACTTCTTTTAATTTATCCGCAACTTTTTGGAATCTTTGACTAACTAATCTTTGTACATCAGCAACCCCCTTTCTCATTGCAGGATTTTGTGCATATAAACTATCAGGACTAGCCAATTTTCTTTCCAAACTTGGGTCCATTCTTTCAGGTCTATTACCGTAATCTAATTGTTCTTTTAATTTTTTTGCCATTTTCTTATTTTTGTAAAAGTTGCATAATAACATCTATAACCTCATCTTTCGCCTTTTCAGCAGATATTTTTTGAGCCTTTGGGGATTCTTTTTCTCCTGGGTTTGGATTCTTACCAGGATGTGATGGTCTTGGTCTAGTTGCTGGTTTTCCTGGTTTTGTGGTTGGAGATGTCTTTGGTTTTGATGGTGCAGTTGCAGGACCTGCTTCTGACAAATACTTAACTAAATCACCTTTAGTAATTCTTGGTGGGATATTTCTTTCAACTATTCTCATAATTTCGTTTTCTAAAAACAAAGATACGGGATTTTTTCCTTCTCCCAATTGTTTTTTAATTTCTCTTACACATCTTTCCCACTTTCTTGATTTTTTTGGTCCTACTTGAGAATGACAAATAGACGATGCGGTTGATTTTCCTTCAAACATACCCATACCGTCATCTTCATTTCCAAATCCATCATCTGATGATGGGCCAACTTGTTTTGGGTCCTGAGTTTCAGTTTCTTTGTTCGGGTCTACGGTTACTTCTTCCTCTTCGTCAAGTTCTTTTTCATAAACTTGGAATGGCTTTTTCTCACTTTTTAATTTGCTAATCATAGCAGTATCCGTTTTAGAAACATTAACTTGTTCAACAAATAATTTTTTGTATAAAACGTCAATCTGTGATTCATCTAATTTTGAAACAGTATTAGCAGATAAACCTTTATCTATTAATCTCAAAGCTTTTTTATTAATTTTCATATACTACTTTCTTTTCAAATTCTAAAATCAAATCTCTTTCGTAGAGTTTGTCTTTTATTTCTTGTTCTGTTGTACCAAATCTAAATACTAATCTTTTTTGACTTTCTTCTTCATCAGTTTCCCAGGCTAATGCAACGACATCATCAATTGCATCTATCATACAAAAAAAATCGGAGTTCTGAATCAATTCCAACTTTACATCAGTATTTCTCAGAACTCCTACTTTTTTAATATATTTTAATTCAGGTGGTCCAGGATAACCATTACATGGTTTACTTTCCCAAGATTCTCCCCAAACATCTTCAGTATCAGAGAATATAAACTCGTAAAGATTGTCTCCCTTATAATTAGGCCCTAAACCATTTACGTAGATTAATTTACTCATACTAAAAATCCTTCAGGTGAAATTTTTACTTGTCTTCCTTTATTCTCAAACACCAAGTTTTTTTTGTTTGTTATTCCAACAACTTTAGCACTTCTATTTTCTTCTAAAAATTTCTTTGACGCCAATTCTTGTTCAATTGTTTCAGTAAATTTTACAACTTCTTTCATTTGTCTTTTAACTTGAGAAATTTTTTGAATTTGTTTTTGTGCATTTCTTTCTCTGTTTTCCAATATTTCTTTTTTTGTTACTTCAAAATATTTTGAAATTACTTTGTCAACTTTTGATTCACCGAAAATATGGTCCATAATTGCACCATATGATGGAGTTTCTCTCATTTCACCTTCGGCAGGTACTTCAGCACTCATTTCAACATCCCCTTCAGGACCTTCAAAATCAGCAGTCATTTCCTCTTCACCACCAAAGTCAGAACCTTCTTCTCTTTCTTCAGCTTCTTCAAATTTACCCATAATGTCTTCTTTATCTTCTTCAGATAAATTTTTTAAATCTAAAGATGATAAAACCATATTGATAACATATTTGATATTTTCAGAAGTCATTCCTTCTTCGTTATCTAATGTTCTAATTTTTTGAGTCAATTTACCTGTAAGTTTTTGAATTGATTTGAAAGTTACTTTTTCTTCCATATCTTGGCCTTCTTCAGAATCCATCCCCATATCTTCATCTCCTGGTTCCATTCCTAAGTCATCACCCATAGGTAATTCTTCTCCACCTTCTGGAGGTAAATCATCTCCCATTGGAGAAGGAGGTAGTTCTGGTGAAGGAACTGGAGGAGGTTCCATTGGAACTTCAGCAGCTGGTGCAGGTAGTTCTTCAGGTGCTGGTTTAGGTGTTTTTAAAACGAATTTTTTTTGTTCGCCGTATAAAGAAACACCTTCCTCATTTTCGTTTAAACGATTCAATTCACCCGCGAGTAAATTCATTCTTTTAAATGCTTGAGAATATGAAGAATAGTATTTTCTATTTTTCATTGGTTCAATGTAATCAGTATCAGATTCTGAAATAGTTTTTTTAATGATATATCCTTGTCTTTCTTTAACAATTTGATAGTCATGTCCATCCGCTAAATTTACTGAATATTCTTTTTTGGCAGTTTCATTTATTTTTTCAGGAATAACTTCGTTGAATCTTGCGATTTCCATTATTCTTTTCATTTTTTCTTGACCAGTCAGTTTTTCGCTTCCTATTGGTTTTAAGTCTCCCATATCTAAAAATTTATATTTTTTAATTATTTAATCCGTATTGTCCTCCAAGGGCAATTGCGTTTAGTTGTGTTACTTGTGTTGTAGTACCATCATTATTATCAGTTACATATTGAGCGTAAGGAACAACTGTACCTGGAGGTAATGTTCCACCACTAAATGAACCTAACATAGCCGCAGTATATTCATAAAATTCATTTACCGAAATACCACTATAGAATGGTGTTACACTTGGTGTTGGTGTGTTAGTTGGTGTTATTGGTGGTGTTTTTGTTGGTGTTGGCGTTGTTGTTTTTGTTGGTGTTACATTTGGTGTATCAGTTGGAGATGCGGTAATACTTGGTGTTACATTTGGTGTTCTCGTTTGTGTAGTGGTTACACTTGGTGTTGGTGTTTTTGTTGGTGTTACATTTGGTGTATCTGTTGGAGATGCCGTAATACTTGGTGTTGGCGTATTAGTTGATGACGGAGTATCTGTTGGTGTTGCAGTTTGTGTTGGTGTCACATTTGGAGTATCTGTTGGTGTTGCAGTTTGTGTTGGTGTTACATTTGGAGTATCTGTTGGTGTTGGTGTTTGAGATTTAGTTGGTGTAGGAGTTGGTGTTTTTGTTACCGTTGGTGTTGGTGTTACAACTGCTAAACAAGTTGCACAATCCGTATAATCTACCGACATAGTTAATACAGTATCAGTACCTGTGTTAGGTTCTGCATTATCAATGATATCATAACATCCAGGTGTTGTACCACCAGTGAATGTCAAATAGTAATTTCCATTAACCGCTGGTAATGATGAACTATTAAAGTCAACTAATATTGCGGGACCACCGCCACAATAACCTATAAGATATGTTACTAAAGCCATCTATTTTTTCTTTATAAATATACGATTATACCTAATTATTTAAGTGTTTCTTGAATTTGTCTCTCTACAGTCAGCTCTTTATCCAAAGTTTTATTTAATCTGTCAAACAATTTTTGAATATGACCCGACCTCCTCAAGAATTTGAATACTAAATTTTCGTAAGAAAGTTCCCCGTCTTTCTCAAGACCTGAGTTTCTATATTCTTTTAATTTGGTTTTTAACAAGTCTAATTTTTTATTATCATCATCTTCAATCGCAGAATCAATCTTATCAGTCCAAGTTTTAATTTTCTGTTTTAAAACTTCTTGGTCTACCTGATTTTTCATTTTACTTGGCTCACTAATCCATTCATTATTCATAATTGAGAACACACCTGAACTATAATGTGATTCTTCAGTGTCTTGGGCATAAAGTTCAACATCGTATCCATAGATTTTGATGTCATGTTTGTCATTAAAGATTTGTTTCTTTAAATTATATAATTCTTTGTAAAGTTCTGAATCATCTTCATATTGTTGTAAATTAACATGTACGTGTAAATCAAAATCAGAAAATTCTGACCAATTGAAGTTAGCCAAAGAACCTGTTAATACAACATCTTCCACAAAAACATCTTCTCCAAGATAATCAATGAATTCCTCAGCAATCTTTAAAAGAGCCTTTCTAACTTTTGGAATTATTGTTGCCTTGTTAGGATTTGCAGGGTTTTCCCAAACTTTTGGATTTAAAGTTTCTTTAACGGAAAAACTATCAAGGATTTTTTGAAAATTACTCATCCTTAATAAATACTACAGTTTCTTATACTTATACTTTTTTGAAATATCGGTTGTAAAATACTTTCCTTGAGATTCGGATTTTCTGAATGCTGTGTAGGCTTGGTGTGGAACTGATTCATATTCGTATCTGTGTCCATTATTAAACTCAACAATTAACTTACTTGTTTCAGTATCGTATTCAGTTTTCTTTATGTTTGAAGATTTTATTTCATTGATAATCTTCGTTCCTTTGATTTCTTCTTTAGTTATTCCCATCTTTTAAAGGTGTTAATTCATCAATTTTATTTAATAACGGTTGGATGTATTCAGTTAACTCACCCTGGTGTATTTCAAAACCATAATCCTTAATTTGTTTAAATAAAGCATTTTTCTTGTTAATGAACTTTTCACGTAATGTCATCATCTTAAACGTAGGGTTCATAACCCTCTCCAATTGTTCTTGACTAAATCCCTCCTCTTGTAAATGAGTTCTTAACTCAAGATAATTATCCAAAAGTTCTCTTAAGGTTAAACTACTCTCCAAAAATTTTTCAAATGGTTTCATATAATATAAATACAAAACCCCCACCAAAATGATGAGGGTTTGTAAATCCACGGAATTTAATTATAGAATACTAATTCTTTTCTTCTCTTGTTTTTTGAAGTTTGGAACAAATACGGTTAAAAGACCGTCTTCTATTGTTGCCTCTACAGACTCAGGATTATAACCATCACCAATAGTAAATTTCTTAGATATTGATTTGGTTCTTGATTCTCCTTTCATTTTATATGTTCTTTCTCCTTCAATGTGTAGAACACCGTCTTCCATTTCTACTTTTAGATTTGTTTTATTAAATCCTGGCGCTTCAAAGAAAAGATACGCTCCGTCATTTGTGTAATCAACTTCATACTTATCATCTGTATCACTTGTTGTAGTTTTTTTATAATACGGATAAGTCGGAATTTCTCCAAAGAATTTGTCAAATAAATCATTTGCATTTCTGTAAATCATAATTTTTTAGTTTTTTAAAATTTATTATTTATATTTGTAATAATCAAGTTTGATGCCGCTGAAACTTACCTGTAATTATTTCAGTTCTTTTCTTAACAATATGTCATTATGACATATAAAAAAAATAAATCCTGACAATTTGTCAAATTATTTGGCGGTGTATGAAATTTGACACATCTTTGTAAAAATTATTTAATTATGCACGATATCATGGACGACGACGACAAAATGAGTAAAAAACAAAAACAGTCTTCTGACAGCAATACTCCTGTCTTGGACAACTTCAGTAGAGATTTAAATAAACTTGCCGCTGAAGGTAAATTAGACCCTGTCATCGGACGTGACAGAGAGATTTTAAGAATCGCTCAAATTCTATCTCGTAGAAAAAAGAATAACCCAATTATTATTGGTGAACCTGGTTGTGGTAAGACTGCAATTGTAGATGGTTTGGCAATGAAAATTGTAAGCGGGGAATGTCCTCGTAATTTAGTTGATAAAAGAATCGTAAACCTTGATTTGACTTCAGTGGTTGCTGGTACAAAATACCGTGGTCAGTTTGAAGAAAGAATGAAGGTGATTATTGAAGAACTTCATGCTAATCCAAACATCATTGTATTCATTGATGAGATTCATACCTTGGTGGGTTCTGGTAACTCAGCTGGTTCAATGGATGGTTCTAATATCTTTAAACCCGCATTATCTCGCGGTGAACTTCAATGTATTGGTGCTACCACATTGGATGAATTCAGAAAAAATATTGAAAAGGATGGAGCTCTTGAGCGTAGATTCCAAAAGGTTATGGTTGAACCATCTTCTGTGGTGGAGACAATTCAAATCCTAAAGAACATTCGTGAGAAATATGAAAGCTTCCATAAAGTTGTCTATTCAGACGAGGTTATTGAATCTTGTGTAAAATTAGCTGACCGTTATATTACAGATAGAGAATTCCCTGATAAGGCGTTTGATATTATGGATGAGGTTGGAGCTCGTATGCAAACTGAACTAAAGGTACCCGAAGCAATTGAAGAATTGAAGAAGAAAGCTGCAGAAATTCGTGAACAAAAAGTTGATGTTGTTAAGAAACAAAACTACGAACAAGCTGCTCAGTTAAGAGATAAGGAAAAAAAGTTATTAGACAAACTTGAAATAGAAAAAAGAAAGTTTGAAGACGAACTTCAAAAAGACAAACAAATCATTTCTCTTGAGGATGTTTATGATGTGGTTTCCAATATGACTAAAATCCCTGTTAATAAAATGAGTGTTGATGATGCAAAAGCATTAATCAACTTGGATAAAGAATTAATCGGTAAGGTTATTGGTCAAGATGCTGCGGTTGTTAAAATTGCGAAAGCAATCAAAAGAAACAGATTGGGTATTAAAGACCCGAACCGTCCAATTGGTTCATTTGTATTTCTTGGTTCAACAGGTGTTGGTAAGACTCACTTGGCCAAACAATTAGCAAAAGAAATGTTTGGCTCTGAAGATTCACTTATCCGTGTGGATATGTCTGAATACCAAGAGAAACATACTGTATTTAAATTGGTGGGAGCTCCTCCAGGTTATGTTGGATATGAAGAAGGTGGTCAGTTGACTGAAAAGGTTAAGAATAAACCATATTCTGTTATTTTATTTGATGAGGTTGAAAAGGCTCACAAAGACGTATTCACTGTGTTACTTCAAATCTTAGATGATGGTCACGTAACAGATAGTTTAGGTCGTAAGATTAACTTCAAGAATACCTTAATCATCTTAACATCAAACTTAGGTGTTAAAAAATTACAAGACTTCGGTACAGGTATTGGTTTTTCCTCTAACTCTTACAGTAATGATGAGGCTAAGAAACAAGTATTAATGAAAGAGATGAAAAATTTCTTCTCTCCTGAGTTCTTGAACCGTATTGATGATACAATTGTATTCAATTCTTTAACTCCTGAAGACATCAAGAAAATAACTGATATTGAATTGAAGAAATTAGTAACTCGTTTGAAAGATATGAAATACGGAATTTCTTATGATGAGACTTTGGTTGAATACTTAGCTAAAATTGGATTTGATGAGTTATACGGAGCTCGACCTTTGAAAAGAGCAATACAAGACAAAGTTGAGGATTTGTTGTCTGAAGAAGTTTTAACAGGTAAGATGATTGAAGGTAAATCCTACAACATCAAGGTTGAAAATGAGGAGATTAAAATTGTGAAGAAAGGTAAATAAATAAAAGGGGGAGAAATCCCCCTTTTTTTGTATTTATAAAAGTGAGAGACTTAATAAGAAAAATTTTAACTGAAGAACAAACTCAATCTAATCTAGACAGAGTCATAGACTCTTTAGGTAACGGAATTGATTCTGAGTTACTTAATAGAATAAAACATTACATTAAGTCATACATTCAAGATAGGGGGTACACCGTAAAATTTTTAAATTCCTGTTCAACAGGGTTTTCAGGTGTTAGAACTAAAAAACAAGTGATAATTTGTTCACCAATGACTATGAGTTCTATTGGTGATTTCATTTACACAATTTTCCACGAATTAAGGCATGAAGACCAAATGACAACACTTCAAATGGAAAATCCATTAACCGATATGGATTTAGAAGATTTTGAAGAACTTTCAGAACAATACTGGAACATGGAAATGGATGCTGACACATCAGCAAAAAAAGAAGTGGCGAAAATGATATTAGATTTAGGTATCCCAATTAAAGAAGCGAAACAAAATTTCAGATTAGCTCAACATATTGAAAATTACCAATATTCAAGTAATTTAGTAAAAGCCTACATCCAACGTTTAGTAATGGATATTATCCGCATGAAAAAGGATGGTGTTGAATTTACTGACATCCAAGACCATCCTTTTGTTAAAAGACATTTAGATAAACTAGAAGAGTTTATTTAAAAAATAAATCTACTCTGTTGGTTATAAATTTTAGCCTCTTTATAGTGTAATTTATACCCTAATTTTTCAATCATTTTTTTACCCATACTGATTCCGTTGAAAACATCTTCAACAACGACATATTCATTTTTTGTATGATAGTTGTAATATCCGATTGAGAAATTAATACAAGAAAAATCAAACTTACCTCTTAATGAATAAACGTCAGTATACGGATGAACCATATATTGCATACGTTCATTGTCCATACCTTCTGTTAAGATTTCATCAACAGTACTGAAGAATTCAGAATCTCTATCAAATAATATTTGACCAAAACATTTTTCAGTAATCATCCAGTTTTCAGGGGCGTCAAATTGAATTGCATAACCGACATTTTGGAAAAATTCTTCGTTAGCTTTTTTGGACCCGTGACAACCAGTTTCTTCCGATACGAAAAATGCCGCTTTCAAATATGGTAATTCTTTCAATAAAGTTAAACATCCAAAAACACCACATTTGTCATCACCACCAATACCTGTCGCGTGACCGAAGTCATTATATGCTTTATAGGATAACTTTGTTTCTCCTTGAGCATTTGGAAGGTATTCTTCCGCAATATTGATTGTATCAATTTCGTGAACAGTATCTGTATGTGAAATCACACACGGGAAATAAAAGTCAGGAGCAATTAATGGTGATTCCTGCTTGGTGGCATAAACGTTCTTGAATTCATCAACATAGAATTCAATATTGTTTTCAGTCAACCAATTTTTTAGGAATTCAACCATAAGGTCTTCCTGATACGTTTTAGTTGGAACACTTAGAACGTCTTTAAGTAATTGTAGATTTTGTGTCATAAACACAAAGATAAGAAAAAATTAGATTTCTTCCAAATTAAATAATGTGGGCTGATAAAGTAGATAATAGAAATTCTCCTCAGTCAATTTCAATGTTCTTTGTTTTAACTCTTTTGAAAGTTTAACAATAACCTTATTTGGGTTCATTTCAAAATTTTCAATATAAAATCTAACATCTTTCTTTTTAGGTAAAGTGTGCCATTTACCAACTTCAAATTTCTTGCCAACCCTATCTACCATATCAAGATATTCTTGCATACTGAAATCACCGTTTCCACCATCTTCAATCTTTTCAATTATATCATCTAATTTACGTCCAACATAATTGTTGAATGAATCACTATCAAATTTTTCAGAATCTTGATATTCATAACTATTCTCTTGCCATCCACCTATTGAAGATTTACTTGAACTGAAAATTTTAGGTAGTAATTCCGCAATTGGTACATGTACCATATTTTCCTTAATATACCACATTACAAGATTTGCAATAGTTGTTGTAAATTCGTCATCAGCAACATAGGTAAATCCAAAATCATTAAAATAGTCATTTAACTCTTTTTCAATTCTTTCTTGAGCAACTTGGGTCATTTCCCTATTTTTTTCGGTATGATAATCGTCAAGAATATCTTGGGTTTCATTTTTAAATGAGGATAATAATTTTTTTGATAAATCTGACCTGAACTCATCATTTTCCAAATCAAACTTTTTTGGGAAAATGTATCTTGATATTTGTTTTAACTTTTCAATATTGTCCTCATTTAATTCATAAAAAATGATGTACCCATTTTCAAAGTCCTCTTTAACACTAGACGAATCAATAAAGTCATAATCTGAATAATACGAATTAATCATTTTCATAAACCAAACATCATCTTCGTGTAAACCTACTCTGTCCCAAAATTTCTTATCGTTAAACCCTAGTTTAACAACACTTTGTCCACGGTTAGACCTATCTTCTCTAACATGATAGATGTCTGAGTCAGAATCTTCTAATTCCCCTTTTTGAATTTTACCTCTAACGTAATCCTTCAAAGCCATAAAAGTATCGTATGATGCCATATTGTTTATAAATACTTAAAATATTCTATATTTTTCACATGAAAACAATTGAAGAGGCAATCCAGTCTGTCAAAGACTTTGACTGGAAAAATTCAACTCAAGAAGAGATTGAAAATATTTTGCCTACGTTTGGAATGAATGACGAGCAGTTGTTTGAAATGCCGAAAGAATTTGAACCTAATATGGGTTGGGGAATCAAGTTTTGGCAATACCCAAATCAATTAAGTAAGTTAATTACATACCTCAGGGACAAAGAAATTAATTCTTATTTTGAGATTGGTGTAAGGTGGGGTGGGACTTTTATAATAATGAATGAAGTTCTAAGAACAAACAATCCATATATTGAATCATTTGCAAATGATTTTATTGACGCCTCAGAAATATTAGATACATATCAAAATAAATTTACAGGAAACAGATTCACTTATTTACAAAATGATTCTAACGACGTGTATTTGTTTTATAATATAGGACCAAAAATACATAAACCAGAACCTCACATTGATTGTGTTTTTATTGATGGATGTCACCTATATTGGTGCATTAAAGAAGATTATCAACGAGCACTAAATTTAGGTGCCAAGTATATTATATTTCACGATATTATCAGTCAATCTTCCGTACCATCAAAAATGGCATGGGATGACATCAAAAAGAAACACAGAAAAACTTACGAATTTACCGACCAATATGATTCAGTTAAAGGGACTTATTTAGGTATTGGTGTTGTAGAAGTCACAAAAGATGACGATATATTTCCTTTCTATGAGGAATACTACCCACATTTGTTTGGAAAATAACATATTTATACTTACCTTTGTTTCAGTTCTTTAAAATATGGGCCCGCCTTGGATTTGATTTCAGGTGTCAGGGGTAGGTGGCATGTAGTCAGAATTCATCTATGACTTAAATCCATGGTGAAAAAATTCAAATGGCAATACTTTTGCTAAAATGGCTGCTTTAGGTTTAACTAGAGAAGCTGTTACTGTTGGTGCTTAATTAGTACAGAACAGTCTCGGGTCGGTTAGGACATATAACCTAGGAACAGAAGTCCACTATAGGGGTCACAGGTCAGAGCTCCTTTAAAATAATTCTGAGACCAAGTTGTTTGCAGGTAGGTTTCTCACATACATCAGACCTGATATTTCGTAACATTGAGAAACAATGTTGTACTAAACATGTAGTCACTTATTGTTGAGCAGGAAACACAGCGGTTCGACTCCGCTCGGGTCCACCACTTGGTAATCTGAAAAGATTACCATTTTTTTTAAATTATGAGTAAAATATGCGATATATGTAGTAACAAATGTTGGGGTAGTCCAGGCTATCACGGTAGTTGTTGCTCAATTGAAGACCGTGATTTCATTATTGGTCCACATGCTGATTCCGAAGAATTCTTAACTAAATTGAATGAAAAATTTGGTCGTGAATTTGAATTTGATGAAATTTTTTATAGTTACGAAAAAGGTAAAACTATTTTTCCAAATAAGTCAACTTGGCAAAATCCTAACTCATATCCTGCTTTAAAAATTAACTTTTCAAGTATGAAAAAACCGTGTATTTTTTATAATACACAAATCAAAGCATGTTCAATTTACGAAATTAGACCAAAGACTTGTCAAGACTATATGTGTGACTATTTGAAGGAAAATATATCATTATAATATTAAACCCTCATCTTCGGATGGGGTTTTTTTGTCACAAATTTTTACTATATTTGTGACAATGAACAAATTATTTATCGGGTTATTTATTTTTTTTATATATACAATATCCCAAATTTTCACTTTTTATCAATTACAAGGACACTTGTGGAATAAATGGATTAAAGAGAATCCATTTATGATGACACTGATTGGTATTCCAATTAGTTATTACGTTATTTTAGCTAGCAGACAAATGGTTAATTTATGGGATGGTCAAACTTGGCCAAATAGAATCATTGGATTTTGTCTTGGAGTTATTGTTTTTAGCATTATGTCTTGGTTTATGTTAAAAGAACCTGTTACCCTTAAAACATCGGTTTGTCTTTTATTAAGTTTTGTTATTCTTGGAATCCAATTGTTTTGGAAATAAAAGGTATTTATGAATATGAAATTCATGGGTATCTTATTAACAGAAGGCAGAAAAGAAGATTTAAAGAAAAAATATGCCAACAAGTTTGAGGGTGGTACTGGGTTAGACTTTATTTTGAATATTTCCGATTTGGTAGACTTTAATCACAAATACACAGATTGGGTACTTAAAAATGTAGACCCTGAATCGGAAAATTTTGATGATGATGTTGAATATATTGTAGAATTGGTCAAAGATTTTGATAAATATTCAAGTCAATTTCCTAAAAAAGATATAAATCAATACGTATCCTTAAATGAACTTGAAAGTGTAGTCAATTTTGTAAGAACCAAAAACAAGGATAAAGAATTAGAAGGACAAGCAAAAAAGATTTACGAAAAAGGTGACTTTGTAGTTATTCAACCAAAAACTGAGCAAGCATCTTGTAAATACGGTTCAAATACAAAATGGTGTGTATCATCAAAAGACTCAGGACATTTTAATAGATACACCGCAGGTCGTCAAGGATTATATTTCATAATTAATAAAGCCAAGTCCACAAACAAAAAGTACTCAAAAGTTGCAATTCATTTTGATGATGGTGGAGAACCAAGATATTGGGACTCCCAAGATTCACCAATGGGTCAAAGGGAGATTGAAATATTTGAATATGCGTTTGATGAAATGATTGACGCAATAAAGGCAGATTATAGAATATTTGCGGGGTCAATGACTGATAAGTTTTTAACAGAAGCATTTAATTCTGTAGGTGAAACTTCTGCAGATAAAAAAAACTACTTAAATTCAACTTATACTTTATCAACACTTGTTAGAGGATTTCAAAATTTATCTAATTCAGATTTTGGTCATACGGAAGGTATTTTAACCATATCTTTAGACTCAGATAATGAGAATAAATTAATTGATGGATATAGAATTTTTGTCACATATAAATCTAAAGATGAAAAAAATTTCATCGCTAGTATAGGATTTATGGGTGATGATGATATAAGAGGAGATGACATTCAGGACCTTGGTCTTGAGGAGTGGGGAATTGATTCAACATACTATCTTGGTAAAACTCCTGCAGAAACCGCTGAAGGTGTTAGAAGACACATTGCACATAGAGTATTGGACCACATCGTAACTAATCCAAAACTTACACAAAAAGTCGTTGGGACATCAAAAGTTTGGAATGCATCTTACGGTGGATATAAGTTTAGTAAAAACAAAGGATTAATTAAAAAATTAGTTGATTATTTAGACAAAGGTGAAATCGGTACTAAGTTAGATTTCTTGGAAAATATAGGTAAACTTGATTCTAAAGTTGTTGACGGTAAAAAATTGTATTCCCATTCAGGAAGTGATAAATTCTACCCTTCGGTTAATTGGAGAGGTCAGTTTGCAACATTCTTTTCGGCAGCCAAAAATGCAGGAATTTTAAATTATAGAAAAGTAGGTAAGGACTTCTTATTAGTTAAAGGTCCTAATTTTGAAGCATTCAAATCAGGTGAGCTCAAAGCTCTTTAGATAATTTGCGAAAGTAGATATACAATCCAAAGAAAAGCCCCGCAATACAATACAAAACGAAGTTCGCTTTCCATAAACTTCCTGTCAGTAATATTAGGGAATACTGAACGGCATCGAACCCAAAAGGATTGAAAAACAATGCCAGCATTAAAAATATTTGAGAGAGATTGTCTTGAAACGTTCTTCTCCACGTTTTTCTGTTTGTCACCATCTGTCATATTTTAACGTTTAAAATTTATGTCGTTTGACCTATCTTAATTAACATAAATACTTATTTAAATGAAAATGCAAACTTATACAATATCAGAAAAACATAAAACATTTGTGTGGTTACCTCCCAAATGTGCAACTAATTTAATATCATGGGTATTAGGTTATTTTGAATTTTCGTCCGTTGTAATGGATACAGAAACTAATCAAATTCATAAGATAATACCAAATCAAACAACTCATTTTGGACATAATACAATTTTTCCCCCGAATCATGATGAATTATTATTTATCTGTGCAATAAGAAATCCTTATTATAGAGCACTATCACTGTATCAGTATCAAAGTGATGCAAAAAACCTAAGTGTTGATAATTTTGAAAAATTTATAGATGAAAGAATCGTAAAAAACACTATCTTACCTATATTCAAATTTTCATCTTTTTTTAAAGATAGAATGCCCAATTATTTAATCAGAACTGAAAATCTATATGACGACATAATAAAAATACCATTTATCAGAGATTCTGATTTAACCAGTTCTGGTGTTTTAAAAAACTTTTGCGATAAAAAAATAAACAAAAGTTATAACCAACTTAACCCTGATGAGTATCTAACACCACATATTAAAGAAATCATTTATAATATTTCTTCGGACCATTTTGATTTATTTGGATATGAAAGATAATTTATTTATCTTTGTAGACTATGAAAGTCATATTTTTAGATAATGATGGAGTAATCTGTTTATCAAATAATTGGGGGGGTCGTACAAAAAAATGGGCGAAATATCGCTCCGCAAATCCTGAGTCAAGTAATTTACTCAGCGAAGCGCCAGTTGATGTAAGATTTGATGATTTTGATAAGAAATCTATTAAAATTTTAAATGAAATTTTAGAAGAAACAGGAGCAGAGATTGTAGTATCTTCTGATTGGAGATTTCATGCAACTTTAGAAGAATTAGGTGGGTATTATTTATCCCAAGGAATCTCAAAAAAACCAATCGGATTTACCAAAAAGTTAGGTCAATTTCAAGAACCTAAAAACTTCCCATGGTCTCGTCAGTGGAATTTAGAACAGTCAAGGTCCTTAGAGATACTTCAATACCTTAAAGACCATCCAGAGGTCACAGAATGGGTTGCAGTAGATGATTTGAATATGGGAATACCACAGACTCACGAGAGTTGGGGTGAAATGGAAATGGATTGGGGTTTGACCAATTTTGTACTCACACCAAAAAGTAGTGAAGGGATTAAACAAACAGGATTAAAAGATAAAATCATAAAACTATTAAATGATGACAATACTACATCAGGTATTTAATTTAATAATAGGGCTTGTTTCTATTGTAATAATAATTTTAGCAATTGCAGGGGGCGCATTTTGGTTGGGAGATAAAATGAATAAAGATGATAGATATAAATAAGATAGTTGAAGGAAGGTATGTAGGAGTTGCTCCTGAGGGGTTTGTCCTACTTCATGAAAAGACAATTCAAGATTTACAAGATTTTGAAATTTGGAAAGAGTGGAAAAATAAAATTCTTGAATTAGATTTAAAAAACAGAATTGAGATGGAAGAGTGTAAAAAGTCTTAAGTTTCAAAACAGGGTCAAGTTGGTGTAGCCATCTGCAGTGGTAAACGGAAGCTAGCTCCTAGGTAATACCCACCAACCTCTGACCTATAATTTAAAAGCATTATGAGTAAAGTAACAAAAAACCCCACATTATTTGTGGATATAGACGGTACAATTGTGAAGTATCGTAAATTTAATGAATTAGCCACAGCAGTATTAACACCCATTCAAGATGTAATTGATTACGTAAATAACCATTACAATTCAGGGTCGGTGATAATTATAACTACAGCACGTCCTTCAAGTTATGAGTTGATGACCAAACAAGAGCTTGAAACTCTTGGTGTAAAATATCATCAAATTGTTATGGACTGTGGAAGAGGTACAAGAGTCGTTTTAAACGATATGGACCCTGAAAACCCAATCCAACGGGCTGTTGGAATAAACTTCATTAGAGACGGTGGATTTGAACCAATAGGTGGAATCCCAGATATTAAATCGTATGAGTTATAAAGTATCACCAAAAAGACATTTAGCTAAAACAATTAGTTATAGAATTATCAGTACATTAATCGGATTTTTTGCCATGTGGTGGGCAACAGGAGATATTAGATTTGGAACCGCTTTTGGTTTTATTGAATTAATTTTCAAACCATTTTTATATTACGCCCACGAAAGGGTATGGTACAAATGGTTCAAATTTGGATTAGTTGAGGAAAAGAAACCCAAACCAAAAAAAGTTCAATTAAATGAAGTGGAGACTAAAGTCTTAGAAGAAGTTCAACCTGAACCATTAAGTAAAGAACCAACAAATATAGTTCAACCTACAGGAAAAAAAGTATTAAGTTATTCATCTAATAGATAAACCGAGTTCGCTCGGTTTTTTTATTTCAAATTGTTGTATTTATATAACATATGAGGAGCACAGACATTAAAAAAATACTTGAATCATTTGATAAAATTCTTAATGAGAATAAATCATTTGTTAATGAAGCCGCCATTAATTCACCATTAGACCAAACATCTGCTGGTTCAGGATTTGGACAAAGGTGGGGTAAATTGCATAATGGTGTTGATTTGGCAGCAAATGCTGCGGAAGTTAAAGCGCCTGCTGATGGTGTTGTTGTAACAGTTGCCGCTGACGAATACCCATGTGGTGGTACAATTGTTATTGACCATGCCGATGGATATAGAACAGGATTTTGTCATTTACAAAAAATAAATGTTACTTCTGGTCAACAAGTTAAACAAGGGGATGTTATTGCAATTAGTGGTGGAGGTGCAGGTGACCCAGGACGTGGTAGAAGCGACGGAAGACATTTACATTTTACTCTTAAAAAAGATGGTCAATATGTTGACCCAATGGATTATATAAATAAATCGGGTGTTAATTTAACAGGACCAGTTCCAACATCAAGTTCAACATCAGTTCCAACATCAAGTTCAACGTCAGGTACAACCGCACCAAAAGGAAACTTAGATTTTAAAACAAACGATACCACATTCATTAATAATATAGCCAACCCGATTATATCTCAACTTAAATCAAGTGTTGGCATCAAAGAGGAATCAAATAATGTTAAAAGAATACTTAAGTCATTTGATAAAATTCTTAATGAAAACAAGTCATTTGTTAACGAAGCATCCGCAACAAGTAATGAATTACTTGGTGGAACTCAAGTAAAAATACCTGCCAGTGGAGCACATGCTGGTCAATCAGGTTGGCAAAGTGGAAACGCTTGGGATATAGCGGCAGCACCAAATACTCCTGTTTATGCAATTGCCTCAGGTAAGGTAATTACTTTGAAAGATAACGGTACAGATGTTATTGAAACTGAAGGTAAGAGATTATATGGGTACGGATTTACTGTAGATAGTGAAAATAACCTTCCTGACGTTTATTATACTCATTTGACAACCGTAAGTGTAAAACAAGGAGATAATATTCAATGTGGACAATTTCTTGGGTATGTAATGAAATCACCTAAATCCGTAAATTATGACCATGTACACATTGGAGTTGAAACTGGTCACGAAATTACTGAGTTTTTAAATGCTGATGGTAGTTTAAAATGTGGTGGTGGAACAATTACTGGTTCGGGTTCCACTTCAATGTCAGGAACAACTACATCAACACCAAAAGCAAATTTAGACTTTAAAACAAACGATGCAACATTTGTAAACAATATTGCAGGCCCATTAGTATCCCAACTTCAAGCAGGGGCGGGTATTAAAGAACAAACGACTAAAGGTAAAGAAAGATTTTATTTACAATTCTGTAATATTTCACAATTAGCGGTTAAAAACGGACAACAAATAAGTGATGGAACCCTTTTAGGTAAAACCGATACTGATGTTGAAGTTAGTAAATTTGACACCAATAGAACCAAAATTAGATTAAAAAAAGGAGATATTAATTTGGGTAAAGATATCAAAGAGTATTTAGGTATTTTAACGATACCAAAGGACTCAAACACAAAAATAAAAAGCCCTGTTTCAGGAATCGTAACAACCAAATACAATAGCTCTTGTAAAAATCAAATAACTATTGAATATTATGTTGGTAATGACAAAGTAAAAGATAATAAAGGAACAAGAACAAAAGACCCTACATTTTCAGACCCATTAATGGGAGCAATTCTAACCGCACCACTGACCATATTCAAAGACAAATATGATAAAGATACAGGTGAATTAAAACAAAAAAGGTGGGGATATACTGGTGAAAAAGTTGACCCTTGGGTTAAAGATGCAATTGTTGCACCATTCAAAAAAATCGGAGACTTATTTAGAAAAGAAAACAAAGAAGAGGAAGAAAGAAAAAAGAAGAAAGTTTATGAAAATATAGAAAAAATTAAAAAGTTATTAAAATAAAAAAACCCACCAATTGGTGGGTTAATTTTTTTACAGAAAGTTATATTATTTAACTTCTTCTGCCTTAGGAGTTTCAGCTTTTGCTGGGTCTACAGAAATAACTGTAGAATCTACTTTAGTTGAATCAGCTACAACAGCAGTTGAATCAGTTTTTACTTCAGTTGATGTTCCTGTTCCGCAAGATGCCAATGCAATGATTGACAAGATAGCTAGGATTTTTTTCATGTTCTTTTTTTTTTAGGTTAATGTTTAATAACTTATAAGACTATAAATATATAAAAACTTATCTAATTAGTCAATTTATAGGTTAAATTATTTTGCGGAGAGTGCTGGATTTGAACCAGCGGTACCCTTTAGGAGTACGACAGTTTAGCAAACTATTGGATTAAACCTCTCTCCCAACTCTCCATTGTTGGAGTAGGTGGACTCGAACCACCGACATTCACCGTATCAGGATGACGCTCTAACCAACTGAGCTATACTCCAATAAAATAAGGTAGAAGCACCCAAAAGGGGTTTGGCCTCGGGTTACATCACGTATAGGAGCCCTGTGCTCCAACCCCGATATTGTGCGACGGCCGCATCAGTTTCTACTGAATCCTTCTCTACCTCATTGTGTGACTAGAGAGAATCGAACTCTCACATGAAGCGCCACAAGCTTCCGCCCTACCATTAGGCTATAGCCACCATGTGTTGCGGTGAGAAGAATTGAACTTCTGACGACTTGGATATGAATCAAGTGTTCTACCACTGAACTACACCGCAATTTTGAGGTCCCATAGGGATTCGAACCCCAACTCTTTTCGTCCGTAGCGAAATGTTTTTCCATTAAACTATGGAACCGAAGTTATCCCCTAAGGATTCGAACCTTAAATAATTGGACCAAAACCAATTGTGTTACCGTTACACCAGAGGATAAAATTGTGGACCCTCACGGGCTCGAACCGTGGACCTAATGATTATGAGTCATTTGCTCTAACCGACTGAGCTAAGGGTCCCAAAAACCTACCATATGAATGTTTTATCCCCTTACGGGCCACGGCCATTAAGTGCGTCACTTTCATTCATCGGCCATCACACGGTTTCACCGCCTGAGGTAAGTTTTGTGGGAGTAGCTGGACTCGAACCAACGAACTCAAAAGAGGGGACATTTACAGTGTCCTGCCATTGCCACTAGGCAATACTCCCAAAAAACAGGAAAGGAGAAGATGGTCGAGTGGACAACTCCTTTTATGATTGGCATTACTAACGTTGGTTTCAACTCCGATACAGTCGGCCAATGCTTTTTGAGCTCCACCAACAGGCTAACCTGTATCATTCCCCAATCAACCTCTGCACGCATGTCAGGACTCGAACCTGAAACTCCTAGTTTTGGAGACTAGTGCTCTACCAATTGAGCTACACACGCATTATTTTTTTATAATTCCAGCCTTAACAAGAAACTTACGAGCAGATTTCTTATTCTTACAGGCTTTCTTCGTCACCTTTTTAATTGCCTTGACCATTTGGTCTATTTGTTTTTTTCTCATGAGGTCAGTACAGGATTCGAACCTGTGTAAATAGTTTTGCAGACTATCGCCTAAGCCACTCGGCCAACTGACCTTATTTTAATGGGTTCCATTTGTTAATGAAATCCCATGTCTTATTCCTGTGATAAAATCTTCAATCTCACCCTCAGTCATATTTTTATATTTAAGTCCAACTGTATGACCAATTTCATTACCACAATCACTTAAATCACCTTCATAATCCATTGAGCGACTATATTCTAATAAACTGAATGCAATCCAAGACAAGTCATCACTATTAAATGTTCTTTCCATATTTTTAATGGATTCTACCAGTTGTTTTCCAAACCATTCTTTCCATTCCTCAAAGGTAAACTTTGAATCAGGATTATCTAAAAGAAAGTTTTTATATTGTGTTTCTAATGTTGCCATAATTTTAATTATTTATTATATTTTTCTAATGAACCATGTCAAAACTGATGTTATTGTTTGACATTAGTTCACGGAGTTCTTCCCTTATTTCTTGATAAGCATCATACTTATCTTTTGGTAAATCATCAGACGCGTATTTTGTCTTAGACCTCAAAGACTGGTCCAATTCCCATAGTACACTCCAAAATTTGAGACCACTATTTGCCAAATCAAAATCTTGTTGGTCATCAGGTAAGTTAAATTCAAGTATTGCTTTCATAATATACATTTTTTGTGACCCCGCCGAGACTCGAACTCGGGACTCCTAAATTAAAAGTTTAGTGCTCTACCAACTGAGCTACAAGGTCTGTTGTGGTAACGGTCAGAATCGAACTGACGACACCTTGCTCTTCAGGCAAGTGCTCTACCAACTGAGCTACGTCACCATTAATTCACTTCAATATCTTCCAAAGGTACATCTTCTCCTTGAGTATGCCTATAAACTGTGTTAAAAAACTCTCCTAACAATCTATAATCCTCAGGAATCATATGACAAAAATCAAATGCAGGAATTGCATCATGAATCTTACCTTGAACCACTTTATCTCTTTTTTCATCTGGTTTGTACTCAAACACAATATGACCTCTAAAAATATATTTCATAACTTCCGATTTTGTCTTGTTTTTACTTCCGACTTTGGACGGGTTTTACTTCCGACTTTGTCATTTTTTGTAGTCCCTGTAGGAATCGAACCTACGACACCTTGGATGTAAACCAAGTGCTCTTCCAACTGAGCTAAAGGACTATAAATGATGACACCATTGACTCTCTCAATGCGTTTACGGCAGGGATTAGTAACCTTATCCTTTCGGAATTCGTCCTCTCTTATGCCATCATCTTGTACTCGGTACGGGAATCGAACCCGTCTTTTCAGGATGAAAACCTGATGACCTAACCGATAGTCGAACCGAGCATTTAGCAAATTTACAACCAATATTTCAAAGAACCAAAAATAAAAAAACCCCGAACTTCATTTCTGTCGTTCAGGGTCTGTATATATAACTCTCTTCAGGAATTACCAAATCATTTACACGTCTGAACTACAAGGCATAATCTCATACCAACAAATTTCTTGTTGTTTACTAAAGACTATATGACGCATTGTAGTGTTCATGTTATTATAAATATATACCTTTTTATTAAAGTATCAAGTGTACCCCAAGTCGGACTCGAACCGACACGACTTACGTCACAAGTTCCTAAGACTTGAGTGTCTACCATTTCACCATCGGGGCATAATCACATCAGACAGGCATTCTACTTCCAGCGCCGAGAAATTGTATCTTATTTAACCCATCTCACCGCTGTATGGGTACCTGAAGATATGACCTTGTGATTCGGAAAGGATTCGAACCTTTGACCCCAAACTTAGAAGGTTTGTGCTCTATCCAGCTGAGCTACCGAACCAATATATTACAAAGATAATAAAAAAAAGTTACTCTGCAAAACTTTCTTCGTAGATGGTATCGTGAGCGTTTTCCTCTACATTATAGGTGTGATTTAATTCAATCGTCATTTCATGGAAGTTAAATATAAATTCGCCATCTGAACCTTCATTAATTTCCCACCCACCAAAGTTATTTTCAAGTTGTCTATAACACCAATCCTCTATTGAAGTAGGTACTCCATCACCGTTTTCTTCAAAACTACTTTCAATATATCCTGAGTCACCTGAACCATTATATTTTACAGTTAATATGCCGTCATTTGGAACCTCAAGGTCATCAAGAACTCCATCTTTTTCCCATTCCTCAAAAATATCTTTTCCTTCTTCACTATCCCATTCAACACTATTACCATCACCTCTTTGATAAAATGTCCACCAATGATTTACTGATATTTCTGATTTTTCACAATCAATATCAAAATCAATTCTTTCGTAATTTAAATCTTCTTCATCAGGTACTTGGAATATTCCATTTTCTTGAATATAATCTCCTATTTTTTTCAATATTGGTACTAAACCATCAGGTACTTCGGCACTATAATTGTTTGAAAAATGACTACCCTCATGTTCCCAATCTATGTCATTAAAATCAAAATCGGCGCTATTGTCAATATCCATCTCAATACTTCCGTCTTGCATTCCAAGTGATGCGAGGTATCTACAAACTCTTCTAAGGTATTGTTTATCCTCAGGGGTTAATATATTAAATGAATTCACTTTTTTTCTTTTCATAATAATAAATATTAGTCTTCAAGTTTAAGTGTTCTGGTCATCCATTGAGGTCTTTGGTTGGTTGATATGTTATTAACCCATTCTTTAGCTGACGGAATATAGTTGTTACAATCTTCTTTAACATGTTGTTCTCCAACATATCTGGTGTAAACTATTTTACCATCACTATTAAGGAATTCAGTACCAAAACGTTTTTCCATCTCAAAAATACCTTCACTATGATGTCTAAACATTCTGTGTAAAGAATCTCCAAACCATCCTTTGGTCTCATCTAACCATTCATGTAAATGGATGTAATCTTCTGGTTTTCCACCAAATTTTTTGGCGGATGATTTTGCATGTACATTAGGGTGTGCCATTTTTCCAAGAGTTTTTGTCGTATCCAAATAATTGAAAATCTTTTTCTAAAAAGTTATAAACGTAGTTTGACAATGAATTATTATAATATTCTTGCCAAGGGTTCCTTTTTCCAAATTCAGTTAAATACCCGTTATTTACAATGTTATCTTGAATTATAATTTCTAATTCTTCAGACATATTTTCTTTTATAAACCATAAATTTCTAATATCCTCTTCAAGAAATTCTTGTCTTATTAAATAATCAGGAAATCTATTACAAGAAGAATATATTTTTGATAAATTAATCTGATAATTTAAAGTTTGAATTGGGAACTCAACCTCTTCTCGCAATTTTTTGATTACCCAATTCCTAAAATCATTTGGTTCTCTTTTTTGATGATGACAATATATGTGATAGATTGAAACTAATCTAGAATACGGATTTCTAATATTAGACACACAATAATATTGTTCATGTAATTTGTCTTCTAAAAACCTGTGTGATAAATCTGTAAAGTCTAAATGTCGCATTATAATGTCGCATGAACGAGTTGCCGCCCTCATAGGTGTAAACCAAAAAACTTTTAAATTATCTGAATATGGCATTAAAATATTTTTGTTTGTCTCCTTCTAACAATTTCCGCTTCTTTGTACCATCTAATCCAAGTTAAAGATACATCAATTGGTGCCAATAACCAAGCCATCACCATAACCATAATGGTGTCTAATTCAGGTGAACCACCTGTGGGGTCATCACTATACCTGTTATTAAGGTTTTTAAACAACTGATAAAAACAATATACTACACATACAAGGTAGTATCCAATAAAAATACTCATAAATATAAATTTTGAGCCTCCTGTCGGAATCGAACCAACGACATTATCATTACAAATGATACGCTCTACCAGCTGAGCTAAGGAGGCAATTTGTGGGTATATGTTCATCACATATTCATGGGTTCCCACACACCCCTTGAGCGGATTATCGGGCTCGAACCGACCCTATTTCACATTGGAAGTGTGATGCCATACCAACTAGGCGAAATCCGCTTATTGAGCAGTAGAGAGGAATCGGACCTCCGTCTCCACCTTGGCAAGGTGAAGTAATAACCATTATACGACTACTGCGAGAGTGTAGTGGAAGATATCATTCCTGTGGTTACTACACGTTTTACCCACTTTGCGGACCGTACGGGACTCGAACCCGTGAACTCTACCGTGACAGGGTAGCATGATAACCAACTTCACCAACAATCCTTTTTGCGTCTCCTCCTGGGTTCAAACCAGGGACTTATTCGTTAACAGCGAATCGCTCTATCGCTGAGCTAAGGAGACTCTTACAAATAACCACAAATTCCAACCTACTATCACTGGAGACAAAAATACAAATATTATTCCTAAAAACAAAGTCGTAATACTCCAAAATGGATGTTTTTCTTTTTTCATAGTAGAGTAGACAGGGTTCGAACCTGCACGCACTTGCTCCCAAAGCAAGGGACCTACCTATTGGTCAACTACTCTATATCCAATAATAAAAAAACCCTGAACTTTCAAGATTCAGGGTTTTAATATTTGGCTTCATTTTTTAATTATCCAACATCAGTATCTGAATCTAAGCATAGAGTGCCCGTATCACCATTAGGTGTTGTCGGCGTGTTCCCTGTATTTAAATTCAAATGTCTCATAGTGTAATAATATTATAAATATGTTCCAAAGTCAATTAATTTCCATTACCTCTTAAGTAGTAATCATTTGTTGTGTTTAAATTAGCTCTATTACCTGTGTCAGGATATGTTGTATATAAACGATAAACTCCTTTTGGTATTCTATTTCCTTGATAGTTGAAAGTATATGAATACATCACACTGTTCATGTTATATGACCTTCCTTGAACGGTTCCGTTGGTTACCAATGTGTTTCCTATCTTCTCATATGTATAAATTGTTTTCTGTCTTTTTGTATCATTAGACATTGCAGAAACAGGAATTAAAATGTTAATCCATCCAAAACCCGATACAGTATTTTTTGGTATTTTAACGGTTGTAAAATTATATGCAATTTTAGTATTTCCAAAAGAATCTGTACCTCCACTAACTTGTGGAATTTCAGCTTCAATTACTGATGGTAATCTTCCATCATACCAATGTGGCATATCAATGTAATAAAGTAAGTTGTGTTGAACTGACGCGCCAGGTCCAACGAAGAAACCTAAAAAACGTGTTTTATTTAACGATTGAGTTACCGTATTAAGATAATTTGCAACCATTACATATTTTGTATACGGCTCAACAAAGATGTAAGCTTTATTATTTGTTTCAGGTGTTGATGTTGATGCAACCGATGCGGTGGCATTAACTTGAGTTAAGGTTTCTTTTTTATCAATAATAATATCCTGTTTGGTACAAGAGATTGCTAATACGGTTACCATCACCGCAAGGAAAAGTTGTTTAAGTTTCATAGTATTTGTTTTAATATACCACAAAGATAATAATTAATTTGATTCTACAAAATTTTTGTTGATATTTATTATTATGATAGACAGAAATAAACAGTGTCTTTTGGGAACAACGACAACGTATGAGAACGTAGATGTAATGAGAATTAAACAATCTCGAACCATAAACTATTGCTAAATCTGTAGTATATCAAAAGGGGACGAGAACATTCGTCCCCTTTTTTGTTTCTATTAAAAAATAAACTATATTTGTAAAAATTACTATAATGAGTAACGTGTTGGTTTTGAATTACGATTATACCCCACTAAATGTGACGAGTATTAGGCGGGGATTTGTACTTGTGGACAAGGGTAAAGCTGAGATTATAAAATCAGATGAGAATCCTATTTTTACAGGGTATAAGACATTTGTACGCCCGTTAATCATCAGATTATTGAATTATATCAAACACAAAACAAGAACAATTAGAGCTAGCAGACCAAGAATTTATAAACGTGACCATTATCAATGTGTGTATTGTGGGTCTAACAAAGACTTAACATTAGACCACGTTATACCCAAATCAAGAGGTGGTGGAAACGAATGGACCAATCTTGTCACATCTTGTTTTAAATGTAATTTAAGGAAGGGAAATAAAACCCCTGAAGAGGCGAAATTAACAATGACGCAAAAACCTTTTGTTCCAACTTTGGTAGGAGAAAATCAAAAATTACAAAGTGTTTGGAATGATTATCAAAAATCCTTTTTTTCGTAAAAAAAATTATTAAATTTAAATAACATGAAAATAGAAACTACATTAAAAGCTGGGTTGGTATCATCAATTTTAACATTATTATGGTCAATTGTAATGTGGAATAATAGTATTATGACTGTAAAAGTTCAAAGTAATAAAATTGATAGTTTAACAAAATTATCAGATAGTCTTTACGACAAATCATTTGAAAATTTTATTGAAGCTGGTAGATACGAAGCTGCTTTGGAGATTTACAAAGAAAAAAATCCAAAGGCTGTTAATGAGATAGAAGAAATAAAAAGTACACAAACTGAATAAAATGCAAGAAAATCATTTAAAACCAAACGAAGAAGGGTACCAAGACGGCCCTCAAGACTTAATAAACGCATCTCTAATATTCGCAAGAGCATTGGGACTAATCCTTAAAGAAAACGAAGGAATTGTTGTTGATGTTGTTGGAGAAATTAAATTAGGAGAAGAAGTTAAAAAAGTTATTGTTTTCAAATTTGAAAACCAAGTTCACATCTACAAATGTGATGATGACATTCCTGAAGGAAACGCTGTTAATATGGATACAAGCGCAACGAAGGAAGAACAAGAATAATTTTTTAAAAATATCAAAATAATGAGGACATTAGGATTTTCTGTTGGCCATGATAAGGGCGCAGTTATAATTGAAAACGGAAAAGTTGCCGTGGGTATTACCCAAGAAAGACTTTCAAGAATAAAACACGACGGTGCATATCAAGGAGGAACAATACCTTATGATTCAATTAATTATTGTTTAGATTATTTGGGAATAACTTATAAAGAGATTGATTTATTTGTTTATAGTACAACCGAAATGGTTGATGATATAGACGAACAAATGAGAAAACATTTCAAAGTTGATTTAACAAATAAAACGAAATTTTTACCTCACCATTTAGCTCACGCATATTCGTCTTTCTTTAGCTCAGGTTTTGACGAAGCTGTGGTTGTTGTTGCCGACGCGTCTGGTAGTATTTTGAGTCATCTCAATAAACTACCACTTTGGTATAAAGATGTCTATGAAGAAAAAATAGAAACTCGTCAAGATTGGAGTGAAGGAATTTCAATATATCACATTAAGAAAAATGAATATACTGAAGTTTACAAAAAATGGATTAAATTTCCAGTTCCTTTGGAAACTGAAGATGGTGTTTCCGTTGGTACCGTATATTCTGAAGGTTCATTACAATTAATTTTTGAACCAAACCATAATACGTGGCCAGCAGGTAAACTTATGGGTCTTGCGTCTTATGCCGACCAAGATATTGTAAACGAAGCACCTTATTTTATACTTGAAAAAGACGGAGATATTTTTATCCCTAACAAAAGAATTTATCCAAGAGTTAATTACAATTCAGATTTTTTCTCAAGAGCTTGTGTTGCAGGAATTTATCAAAGAGAACAAGAGAGAGTTTCTTTAATGCTTGCAGAAAAGGCAAAAACACTAACTGATTCTAAAAATATATGTGTTGCTGGTGGTTCATTCTTGAACTGTAATTCAAATGAAAAAATATTAAATTCAGGATTATTTGAAGACTGCTTTTTCCTTCCTCCCGCAGATGATAGCGGTATCCCATTGGGATGTGCGTGGTACGCTTATCAACAACTTATTGATATTGATATTGTTGAACCTTTAAACCCATATATTGGAAAACCATATTCCGACAAAGAAATAAATTCAACATTAAATGAATTTCCTCATTTAGTTTTTGAAAAATATGATGACTTTGAAAAATTAATTGAAGATGTTTCTTATTGGTTAACACAAAACAGAGTAATTGGTTGGTTCCAAGGAGGTTCTGAAATTGGTCCAAGAGCATTAGGTAATCGTTCAATACTTGCATCACCAATTAAGTCTTGGATGACGGGACATATCAATTCAGATATTAAGAAAAGAGAATGGTATAGACCATTTGCTCCAGCTGTTTTGTTTGAACATCAATCAGAAATTTTTGAATCAGACGTTTACTCACCATACATGTTGGTAACTACAACAGTAAAAGAAGAATGGAGAAATAAAATCCCCGCAGTAACTCACATAGATTATTCCGCGAGACACCAATCAGTAACTGAAAAAAATAATTTCAGGTTTTATTCGTTAATTAAAAAATTCCATAAAAAGACGGGAGTACCAGTATTACTCAACACAAGTTTTAATGGTCCAAGAGAACCAATGGTAGAAACACCCAGAGATGCCATAAAAAGTTTTATTGAGAATGGATTAGATTTCTTAGTATTAAATAACGTTTTAATTACAAAGACAACATGAGTTCAATTTATGGTTTTTTTGGTGGGTCTCATAGTCCAGCAACATCACTTGTAATTGATGGTGAAATTGTTTGTTGTATTGAAGAAGAAAGAATCACCCGTATTAAAGCTGGAGATAACTTTGATGCAGTTGCAGAACAATCATCAAAAGTTGTGGAAGACTATTGTGATTTAAAGATATTAGACTCTGACCATAGGGTATTTGTTGAACCCCTAACCGATAGATTTGCGAACCAAATTACAAACAACAATTACGAAAGAGTAAGTCATCACGACGCTCATTGTTATGGTTCCTATTTTACAAGTGGAATGGACGGAAAAGTTTTAACTATTTCCTATGATGGTGGTGGAGATATGTCGGTTATGAAAGTCTATATGTGTGAAGATGGTAAAATGAACTTATTATACAGTTACGATATGTGTAACACAGGAAGTTTGGCACATCTTTGGGCTTTCAGTACAAATGGTATAATGGGATATACCTCAGCTTTTGAAGGTGTGTGGAAAATGTGTAAAGATGAAGGTAAACTCATGGGGATGGCTCCGAATGGTCACTACGACGATAAAATTTATAAGTTTCTCAATTCATGTATTGATTATAAAGACTTAAAATTCTTTCCATCAAATACCGCAGGAAAAACCCAACTCGTTATTGATTCAATGTATCAAAAAGGTTTTTTTAACACAAAAACAAAAAGAGAAATTTTTTCATATAATTTACAAAAAATAACAGAAGATTTATTCTTGTCATTTTTAAATGACCTACACACAAGGTTTCCTGAATACAAAAAATTATGTTTTTCAGGTGGATTATTCGCCAATGTTAAATTAAATCAAAAGATAAATGAACTTGACTGGATTGATGAAATTTATATTTATCCTGCAATGGGGGATGAAGGACTTTCATTAGGTGCCTGCATTTACAAAGCAGTAGAATTAGGTGAATGGACAAAACCAAAAAAGTTAAAAAATTTATATTTTGGATTAAAATACTCTGACTATCAAATTTTTAATATATCAAAAAATTTTGATTTTAATAAAGAATTCTATGAACCGAACGAAATTGCAAAAGATTTAAATGAAGGTAAAATTATTGGGTGGTTTCAAGATGGTTTTGAATATGGGCCAAGAGCCCTTGGGGCAAGAAGTATTTTAGTGAGACCAACAGATATTGGTACTCATGAAGTACTTAACACAAGACTAAAGAGATATGAGTTAATGCCGTTTGCACCAATAGTAATGGAAGAACATTTTGATGATATATTTGAGGGTAATAAATCAAAATATAGTGCGGAATTCATGACAATTTGTTATCCAACCAAAGAAGAATGGATTGATAAAATTCCCGCAGTGATTCAAAAATCAGATAAAACAGCGAGACCACAATTAGTTAAAAAAGATAATAGTCCAAAATTTTGGAATATTCTAAATGAATATTATAAACTTTCAAAAATACCAATTCTTTTAAATACGTCATTCAATTCACATAATCAGCCAATCATTGATAATCCCAAAGACGCTTTTATTAGTTTACAAAATGGTATAATAGATAAACTTGTTATTGAAAATTATGTTTACACAAATAAATAATGAAAAAATTAGACTAAATTTTCAGTCAGGTATTAAAGTTTATGTTGATGGTCCTGAAACATATTATTTAGTTGAAATTAACGAATTTAAAAAAAATAGTGATTCTCCTGTATTTGTAGAATCATACCATATAACAACTAAATCGGGTAAAGGGAAAAATTCATACTTTAATTTACCAATAGAATTTTATTTTGATTTTGAAGTTAATGTTTACCGATTCAACGAAGATTCAGGATTACAAAAAATATTTTCTCACAGATATAATGATAATGGTAAATTATTAAAATTTGTTTTAGATACTTCAAATTTTGAAGAGGCGGAAATATGGATTGAACAAATTAAAAAATACCAATCAATACATAATTGTAAAATTGTTGTTGAATCAAAATTTGATGTATTAAACAACACTTTCAATACAAAATATCTAGCTAAAGATATTGATTTTTATAGAATATATAATATTGGTAGATACCCTAAATCATCTAACGACTGGAGAACTATAGACCCAAGAAAAGAAGGAGTATTATGGTTTGGTTATTGGAAAACTTTTTGGTCATATCAACATCCAAGATGTTGGACTTCACTTTCTAGCAAAGAAATTATTAATGATATTTTGTGTATTGAATAATTTTACATACCTTTATAAAAATTATCAAATATGAATATTGGTCAAGATTTCAAAAATTATTACACAAAACATTTAGGTAAAGGTTCTTTGGACCTTCATTATTATGAAAACCAAATTGAGTCATCAATGACTCCCTACATTTTAGAAGAAAGGGAGATGAGAGTGACTCAAATGGACATCTTCTCTCGTTTAATGAGAGACCGTCTTTTATGGGTTGCAGGTCCTGTTGATGACCGTATGTCAACTGTGGTTCAAGCTCAGTTAATGTTCTTAGATTCATCAGATAAGACCGATATCACAATGCATATTGATTCTCCTGGTGGAAGTGTTAAATCAGGATTATCTATGGTTGATGTAATGAATTATATCTCCTGTGATATTAGAACAGTAAATACGGGTATGGCAGCATCAATGGGTTCAATTTTATTAGGCGCGGGAACAAAAGGTAAAAGAAGTTCTTTAAGATTTTCACGAACAATGCTACATCAATCATCGGGAGGTGCTGGAGGTAACATCCAAGACGCAAGAATTTCGTTTCTTGAGTGGGAAAAAATCAACAATACTTTATTTGAATTATTGGGTGAGTATTGTGGTAAAGAGGCTGAAGTTGTTAAAAATGATGCTTCAAGAGATTTATGGCTTGATAGTGAACAAGCTTTAGAGTACGGAATAATTGATGAGATTGTTAAAACAAAAAAGAAGGGTAAATAACCCTTCTTTTTTTTAGAATTTAAAACACCCCCTTTTTGTTTTTATTCTTTATGAGGCCGCCAACGCTGGCTTAGCCTTTAAATTTGAAGCAACTTCAGTTGCCTTACTTGTAAATTTATTAAGTAGTCCACAAACTGTTGACTCTAAAGAATTTTCTAAACCTTGGATAAAACTTGTACTGTGTATTGCGTCTTCAAGAGTATTTCTTAAGAATGTATATCCCGCACCTGTCATTCCTTTTGAGTTTGATAATTGGATTACCATTCCCTCAACTAACGACTCCGCAACTAATCCCGTAAGTTCTTTACAGTCACCTCTTAGAGCTTTTGCCAATCTACCCCAATTCTTAGTGAAGAATGAAATCATCACACTTTTAAAGTATCCGTCTTCCATTCCTAAAGCACCTAAAATAGAGTTGACAATAGGTTCACCAATCATTTGTAATAATCCTGAAAAAGAACTACCAAATAAAGAAGTAATAGCATCCCATAATCCTTCATTAAGTAATTCGTCATCACTTAAAATAATTTCTGTTAATATTGCGTTAGCAATTTTTCTTTGTTTAGTTTTTGTTAAAGAATCAAAATTTTTGATATTCTCTTCAGACTCACAAATCATCATGATTTTACTTTTGATTAACGATTCTTTAATCAAACGTCTTTCTTTTTGTTCTTTGGCTTCAACTAAAGCCTTTCTTATTTCTTTTTTCATTTGTTATATTATAATCTTGAATTTATTCTATACTTAGAATTAACTAAATCTTTCAATTTATCTTTCAATCTAAATCTTAATAAAAACTTCTCTGAATTTTCTGGTTGAGCGCATATTTCAGTAGTTCTTTTGTAATCGGAAACTTCTTGGTCAGTTAGTGAATAACTGTTCGGATTTTTAACACTATCCCAGAGAGTCTCAATAGCGATTTTACAAGATTCAGAAGTTACAGTTAATCCAGCCTTTCTTTGAACGATAGGTGTTCCAGGGTTAGTTTTTTTGTATATAAAAAATTCTTTAAAATCTGTTCTCGGAAAATACTTTGAATAATTACTTACCAAATCTACTCCTCCCTCTATATCCTTCAAACCATCATTTACAGCATCTGATGTTAAATTCACTTTTTGAAATAATTTTTGGTCAACTTCAACATCTGTTGGAGCTGGTTCATGGAACCATCCTGATGGTTTAATCAACTCTAAAACTTTATTTTGAGTTGAACTCAATGGTTTAGGTGTTTCTTTTTTAGGTTCTGGTGTTTTTGGTTGTAATTGTGTACAAGTCCATAGTCCTTGTTTTAAAACAACACCTGTTGCAGGCTCAACAACAGCGTATGTGAAATCATCATAAACTCTTTTATCTTTACCTTTCATTGAACCTGATGGACCTTTAATATAACCTCTTTCTTCGGAGGCAAGTCTAAAAGGGGCATCATACACCAAATTTTGGTCAGTCAAACAACCATAGGCTTTTGCACTAGCAAAAAACTGTATTAGTTCTTGTCTATTTTTTTTATTTGTGGCGGAAATTACTTGCTCATTCATTAAAGTTTTTTTGTATCTCTCATGAAGAGACAAAATTCTTTGTACTTCTTTAGTTTCTGTGATATATTTTGTTTTCATTTTATTTTTTTTTAAACATTATTTACATCTTCAACACCTTGTTCTCCAGGGGTAACAACTGCTTTAACTTCAGGTTTAACTTCAGTTTGACATATAGTTGCAACATCTGCATCTGTAAATCCATTTTCAAACCCTTTTCCAAGTTTTTGTAAGTTTGCTTGTGTAATTGGACCAAAGTTACCTGTTTGATGTTTTGGAGCTTGTTTTAAACAAACTTGAACTTTTTTAACAACTTCAGACTTACAACCTCTAACATATTTTCCTGGTGTACAAGGTGTATATGTTGATTTAGTTCCTCCTTTAACAACCGCACCACCAGATGCTCCTCCTGATTTACCGTTATCTTTTTTACCTTGTTCTTCAGGAGTTAATACTATTTCACTATCTTCAATCATTCCTGCAATTGGTCTAGTAAACATTTTCCATTCATCAGGGCTATCAGTTAAATCGTCCAAAAATTTAAATAAACCACCAGTTACTTTTTTATCTAAAGCACAAAGGTCAGCAATTGACTCTACTTTTTGTAACGCAGCTACAATTGCATCTTCATCGTCATTCCAATCACCTTTAGCATCTTCTATTGAATAAGCTATATTTCGTATGTCACTTTTTGACATTTTAGGAACTAATTTAGAAGCACCAGGAGCTTTACACGCATTCATTAATTCAGCAAAAGATTCTTTACCCTTATCCGCATTATCCATCCAATAACCTAACGCGCCAAGTCCTAGTCCAACTAACGCACCAATTGCTGTTCCTACTATAGGAAATACAGTAGTACCAGCTGCAGCTCCTGCGGCCAATGAAGTACCAGCAACAAATCCTGTTCCCGCTCCAATAGTACCTAAAGTAGCACTGGTAGGGTTAACTTGTTCAAAAATTGTTTCTTTATTCTCTTTAAGAGTTTTTCTTGTGTCATACCCCATCATTAATTTGGCTCTTTGTAGAGCTTCTTCAGGGCTGTATTTAGGTTGTACCATATTACTTTTCTTTATAAATATATTTAAATTACCAAATTTGATTTGCTGCTCCCCTTGTAAGACCTGTTTCCCATTTTTCACCACCTTTACTCAACATATTTGCCTTTCCTCTTTTCAAAGAATAAGAATCCGCCCATTTTGGAACTCCTTTTCCAGAACCACCCGATGATGGTGCAGATGATGCCGCAGCATCGTCTTGTTCACCCATTTCTCCTTTACCAGATTTACCTGAATATTTGTCAAAAAAATTAATTAAAAAATCTACGTCTAAAATCATATGATATAAATATTTTTGATTTTGAATAAAGTTTCATATCTTTGCAAAATGAAAAAATATCTTTTATTTATACTACTATGTCTAACAAGTTGTGAAAAATTTGTATTAAATAATAGTGACGTAACTTTAAGTGGAAAGTACGTTGTCTCTAAATTAGATATAACAAACGTAGACCAAACTGAAAGTCGTGACTCATTATATACTTTGGGACAAAAATATGTAAATCATTTATTACCCACTCCTTTTGATTCTATTGTTATCAATAGATTTTACATTCATTTTGATTATTCGGTAGTAAAAATTGATTGTATTGGAATTAATGCCAGTGGAGATATTTGGAAATACCCACTACCGAACCAACCACATGGATTCATATATTACAAAATCTTAAGTAATAATGCTTACAACAATGGATTCGTTCAATTTACTTATTTTACGGGTGAATCAAATCGGACTATGACATTTTTGATTGAAGATGACGGATTTGAATCACTTCAATTAAAAAGTTCGGGTGCTTGGTTTAAAGGTAAATTTGGTGAAAAACAAGTAATGACATTGTACCTTACTCGTGTCGGACCTTAATAGAATTCCGCTCTTGGTAAAGTATCAGGATTTATTGTGTAATATTCATTTAAGAAAATCACTAACTCATCCTCATCAAGTTCAACTTTTTCTTCCTCAAACAATTCATCTTCAAACTCCTCACCAAAAAAATCAAAAGATTCTGTAACTAAATCAAATCCATAATCTCCAACAATTGTATAATCAATATTGTCGTTTCTTAAAACTTCTTCATTGTCATCTATAGTTCTGAATGAAACTTCTAAAATGTTTGTTTCTGCATTCAAAAAATATGATACGATTTCTTTTATCTCCATAATAAAACAATTTATAAAGAAATATTACAAAAAGAAGCAAAAGTCATATAAATTATTATTAAACATCATTTTTTTTAGAGCATTTTATTCTTATACTTGTTTATAAAACTTTTAATATGAGATTTAACTCTTTAACAATTGACGACTTTTATTCAAACCCAATGGAGGTTAGAGAATTTGCACTAAAACAAGAATTTAAGGTAAGAGGTAACTACCCTGGATTAAGAACCGAATCCTTCTTAAACGATTCTATTAGACAAAAACTTAGAGATATTCTTTACCCATTTGCTGGTGAAGTAACTTGGTGGGGTGGTGACTATACTGGCTCGTTCCAATATACAACAGCAAAAGATAGGTCTTGGATTCATGCAGACTCAACAACAGATTGGGCCGCTGTTTGTTATTTAACACCTAACGCACCTATTAGTGCTGGAACAGGAATCTTTAAACATAAAGAAACTGGTTGGATGCATTACAATTACAAAAGAGAAAATGAAGCTGGATATAAAGAATCAGCACCTTCAGGTGATGATATGCAAGACTACACAAAATGGGATATGGTTGATAGAGTCGGTAATATTTTTAATCGTCTAATCATGTACAGAGCGGACAATTATCATGTATCATTAGACTATTTTGGAAAAGATATGTATGATGGAAGATTGTTCCAAGTGTTTTTCTTTAACACTGAACGCTAATTAATATCTAATATAAATTGGGGATTAAGTTCCCCAATTAATTCTATCACCCCTTCAATACAATAACAATATGGTCCAAAAGTGTGGTTTACCATTCTTTTTCTATTAAACGAAATTACTACAGGATTATAGGTATTATTTTTATGTGCATTAACTATAAATGGAGTATCTAAATTTATTAAAAAATCATAGCTTTCTTGACTGTCAGATTCAAAATATGGTACTGATATTGACTTTAAAATTGGAATAAATGGGTTCGGATTAAATGGGTTGTCTATCTGAAATATTGATTTTAATTGCGTCGCACTATTTGGATTAACAAAATGCCAAATAAAATACTCATTTTCTTTTGTTATCCTTTCAAAATCATTTACTGTTATTCTTTCTCTAACCATTATCTAAGATTTGCACCACATAACCAAGTAACTAAAGAAGTTCTTGTTCCTGAAGTTAGAGGGGTTACTCTGTGTAATACAAATGATGGGAAAAAACATAATGAATTATATTCTTTTGCGACCGATGTAATTCCTCCGCCAGTATTCATTTGTAATTCTCCTCCCACGTAATCTTTAGGGTCAGATAATTGTAGAACAACCGATAACTTTCTATTAGAAATTCCAGGACCTAAATCTGCGTGCCAATCATAATGACCACCATCACCATAATAATTTGTAAATTGAAGAGAATCGTGGTAACCCCAAATGTCAAAATTCCACATCTCTTTATTTGCAGAAATAGCATATTGAGATATTTTATCGTAAAGCCATTGATTATTGGGTTCTTCTGGAATCCAAGAAATTTCACTTTTACGATAATCACTTACTTGAGAATCATCTCCTCCTCCGACTTCAGCTAATTGTTTAGGATATGAGTTTCCAATTGTTTTTATCGTATCCAATTCTTCAGGTGTGAATGCGTTGGTAAAATAGTAATAGTTAAAATGATTAACGTTATTTCTTTCGTTTGCTAAAAATTGTTTTGACATTGCGTTGAATTTAGTTATACTAATAGTAATCTAACGTAAATGTTATTTCAATATAAATGAAAAAAAACTTTAAAATTTTTGATATTATCTTATTTGAAGGTAATAAAGATTTATTAAATCTTAGATTTTCTGAATTCTATAATATTGTTGATTTTTTCATCCTTGTTCCATTATCGGATGAGGTTAAATGTGAGATTGACATAAGAGTCAAAGACAGGGTCATACTTTTTGAAACATTTAAAAACGAAACTCATTTTTATGATTTATTAAAAGAATTCTTAAGTACGAATTATGAAAGTTTTGATGATTTAATTTTTATATCAAAAGAAAATGAAATTCCTGATTTTAATAATATTGATGAAATCATTAATGAAACAAAAATTAGGAATGTTTTTATTGAACACACAACATTGTGTTGGAATACTGATTATCTTATAAAAGATACTTTTTTTGGGGCATATGTTTTTACCTTCTCAAAATTTTTAACTCACAAAAATATTTTTAAAAGATTTTTTGGAAAAAATGAATCTAACTTTAAAGAAATAAAAAACGGTTGGAAATTTTTGAACTTTCATGAACCAACTGAGGATGAGGTTTTTGCTAGAGAAAACCTTCTACCTAGTGTTAATTATAATTCCGCAACTACTTATAAAGTAATAAAAACACCTTCAGATTTTGAATTACCAAAAAATGTCGGTATCTTAGCTTATAATAAAATTGGTAGAGATTATATGAAAAAGCATTTATTTTTAGTAGAATCAAGTAATACGGTTAACCTTAATGAGGTTAGTAAATTATATGATACGGTATCTATAATTGAATTTTCGGACAAACTGAACGAGGTTATTGCTGAAAATATTGGAGAATCAGTTTATAAAAGTATTCTTCATCTTCCTACAAATGTTTTATATGGTGAAAAACCTTTAAAAGATTTTCACGATGATTATAAGAAAAATGAAATTAAAAAAATTATTGAAACGGTATTTCCTCAAGACCAAGACAGCATAAGAATAATTTATAAAGGATTTGATGATGTTGTGGGACTATGGGAAAAATTCAAAAATCAAAAGTTCTCAGAAATAATTAACCCCTCCTAAGAGGGGTTTTTTTTATTTAAATACTTTCATTCTGTTCATCATTTCCATGATTCTGTTTTTCTGTAAGATTAAAGACTCTTTAATGTCTTCGTCTACACCTCCAAACTCATCATCTCCTGTGTGAGCCGTGATTTCTTCCCACGATTTGTCTCTTGGGTCAAATTCATCAAAATCAACTTCCAACTCATCTTCGTCAAAATCATCGTCATCATCAAAATCTTCTGGTGAAAAAGCACTAAACTTTTCACCTGGTTTCATATCTCTTGGTTCTCCGTCAGAACCAATAACATATGAACCTTCATTATATTGACTGTGTTGATAAGGTCCCGCTTTACCAGGTCCTTCACTATCAAAATCAAATGCTGGTTCCATTGCTCCGTAAATTCCTTGTACACCTGAAACATCTGTTTCATCAATTTCCTCAGACCAAGCTGATTCCATCTTTTCCCAACATTCATCACATTCCTCTTCATCCATTTCACCTTCAGTAGGATAAACATCACCACCAGCCATTGGTCCATCACTTACAAAGTCATAAGCTGGGTCTATATTACTAAGGTCCATATCAGGTGCATTTCCACCACCTGTGTAACCTTGTTCTTCAATCTCATCTGTTACCTCTGATGAATTAATATCTTCAAATCCATCATCTTCGTTATCTGGGTCTTCAAAATTATCAATATAATCGTCAGATTGTTCTTTCATGTGGAAAGCATTTGTCTTATTTGACGCTCCTTTAACATAATCAAATTCTGCATTTGGATTTAAATCACTCTCATCATAAATGTCATCTAAATGACCTGTTTCGTATTCTGAAACTTCCTCCTCAGTATATTGATGTTTTTTAAATTTACCATTTTTTCTATGTGTTTTGTGTGGATGAGATTCTTCCATTTCACCTTCGTTACTTGAAAACATGTCAGAAACCTTGTCCATTGCTTTGTCCGCAACATATCCTACAGCCATTCTTTCAAGTGCTGGTGCGATTGCCGCTTGCCATTGTTCGTCCATATCACCAACTTCACCTTTCCAACCACATTCAGAACATTCTCCCTCCATCATCATTGAACCACACTCATCGCAAACTTCTTTTTGTTCTGTTGATTCGTTAATTCCAAAATTAGTATATGGTTTTATTACTCCTTTGTTGTTCATAACCACACCAACTTTATCTTGTGCTGGGTCGTAAACATATAAAGGCTGTTCATTTTTAACTTCTGGCTGCATAGTTCTGTAACCATTGTAAACACTGGTGTGTAATTTTAGAATATCATTTTTTTCTTCTTCTGACATTCTACCTGCTGCGAAATATCCGTTCATAAACTTATTTTTATATAAATACTTCAAAATATTTTAAATTTTTTAATTGACTAATCTGAACTTATTCTATAGATTTGTAAAATAAGTGGGGTTCTCCAATTCATTTGAATAGTATCTTGGTAATTTACTTTCGCCTTGAATAGGAATCCCACTTTCTTTTTTTTCTTTAAATGATAACCAACAACTACGATATACACGAATTTGCCGAAGGAGCCGTTATTTTGGACGGTTTGGATGATGCAATTATCGGTATTGTTGAAGAATTCGGTAATGGACCGAGAATCTTATACTCCAAAAACAAAGTTCTTCATATTCTTGAAGAGAGAGACGGGATGTCCTCTATTGAAGCTGTTGAATTCTACGAATACAACATTTTAGGTTTATTCGCTGCAGACCAAAATCCAGTTTTTTTAATTTCAGAATAATTTCTTATCTTTGTGTTATGATAAAAATACCTGTAGATACCAAAAATATACCAGAAGTTAATGTATGGATTACTTCTGACACCCACTATTCTCACAAGAATATATGTAGGGGGGTTACAGCTTGGAGAACCCAAGAAGGTGAAACACCTATATCCCAAACTCGTGACTTTTCCACAATAGAAAAAATGAATGCCACAATTGTTAATAACATTAACGAATATGTTGGGCAAGATGATATATTAATTCACCTTGGTGACTGGTCGTTTGGTGGATTTGACCAAATACGTGAATTTTGGAATAGACTTATATGTAAAAACATACATTTGATACTCGGAAACCACGACCACCACATAGAAAATAATAGAGATGGGTCTCAAGGGTTATTTAAATCTGTTTCTCACTACAATACACTTGAAATGGGACAATTTAAATTCCGTTTGATGCACTACCCCATAAGTTCTTGGGATGGTCTTAATAAGGGTGTAATGCACTTACACGGTCACTGTCACCTTCCAACCCACATGAGGTTTGGTAAAGGTCAAAGAATGGATGTTGGTATGGATGGTCACCCTGAATTTAGACCGTACAACTTATACAGAGAAGTCGTACCTTTGTTAAGGCACAGAGAACAATTATCTGAGATGCCAGCTGACCACCACTTAGAAAGATTATTAAATTCGGATAAGTAATGACAACGGTAGAATTATTTTATACTCCTCCAAAAGACGAATACTTTGAGGAATTACGAACAATTTGCATTCGTTTTTGGAGGACTTTTGATGAGGTTGAATATGTTGATGAAAAAATTGGTAGAATAAAAAGTTTAAAAAATGAAGGTTGTGATTTTGTGATGATGGTACAAATGATTCATCCAGTTAGTAGACAATTTATCTCAAAAGCATTATCTTTGGAGACCCGAAACGAAATTAGTATGAGAATGTATGGGTGGGAAAAAGAAAATGAATTTGATTTTTTTAATATTTGGAATATAGATAATAACATAATAGAAAATTGATAGAAGATGAAAAATCCTTTTTGTTATATAGGAGCACATAATTGGGAATACAGTAGAGAAAAACATAAAGTTGAGGGGCACCCAAATAACCGAGAATTCATTCGTGTAGTCGTAAGAGAATGTAAATGGTGTGGACATAGAGAACACCATCTTCTTCCAAGAATTAACGGAAAATTTGGAAATTGGAGTAATTTTGACGATATTAGTAAAGATGACACAATAAATTTTGAAAAATTATAAATTAAAAAAAAACAAACACATGCAGACATTAGTATTCAACACATCAACAAAATCAGCAAAGCTTTATGATGGTAAAGCGGAAGATTCAGAAGTCCTATACACTTATAGCGACGTACCAACCGTAAAAATTGAAGACGGTTATTATCAAGTAATGCAAATAGACAAGACATCAGCGGAAGAAACAAGAGTTCCCGTTGCTCGTATCCCAATCGCGAATACCAACATGTTAATTAAGAAGTAACAATGAAAGACAAATTAAATGAAATATATCACAATACTATACCACATTCGTCCTTTTTATCAAAGAGTGCTATAGATAGTTGCATGTATCAATCTTATATGTTAGGTAAAGACGAGAATATTGAGAATTATAATCAATTAAAAAAAACATTTTTAGACCTTTTGGAGTATTGGGGTGACTACGGTAAATACAATTCAGGTAGAAACCAAATGGAAGAAGATTGGAAAAAAGAAGCAGGATTATTATGAAAAAATGGTTTATTGAACACAATAATTTTTATCGTATCCGAGGCAAATACTGGATTATTCCATGTATAAGTCTTTGGTACGATAAAGAATATTTTTTAGAAACAGGTGTTACATCACCAGCATTTGGATTACAAATTAGTTGGATAAGTTGGGCCTACGGCATTACAATACAAAAAGGATATTGATATGAATAGCAATTATTTAGACGAATGGTATCAAGCTTTACTATCATTACTAGTGAGTAAAGACCAAAGTTTTAACAAATCAGATAGAACAGGGACAGGAACCAAATCATTGTTTGGAATTCAGTTCAGACATAATATGTCTGATGGATTTCCATTACTCACAACAAAGAAGATGGCATGGAAAACTATGGTAGTTGAACTATTGTGGTTCCTTCGTGGAGAGACTAATATCAAGTTTTTATTGGATTACGATTGTCATATTTGGGATGGTGATGCTTATAAGAATTATTCAAGTAATGTTCAACCATGGGAACCTCATTTAGATATGAATCAATTCATTGAACGAATTAAAAATAATGAAGAGTTTCGTAATAAGTGGGGTGAATTAGGACCAATCTATGGTAAGCAATGGAGAAGTTGGAAATACCAAAAGAATGAATGGTATGACGGAAAGAATCACTACGAAGAAGAATCAAAATCAATAGACCAAATCCAAAACCTAATCAACGAGCTAAAAACAAATCCCGATAGTAGAAGATTGATGGTTAACGCATGGAATGTGGGTGAATTAGACCAAATGGTATTACCCCCTTGTCATTATGGATTTCAAGTTTATACGAGAGAAAATAATGGACAACGTTACCTTTCTTTAATGTGGAATCAACGTTCAGTAGATACATTTTTAGGATTACCATTCAACATTGCATCTTATGGTTTGTTATTGGAAATAATCGCCAAAGAAGTGAATATGGTTCCTGACCAACTTATTGGAAATCTTGGTGATGTTCATTTATACCTAAATCATATTGAACAGGCAAAAGAACAGATTGGAAGAACTCCATACGAACTACCAACAGTTAAAATAACTGAACGTAATTGGTACATGCATGAGGCAGTTAAAGAACATTTAGGTGAAAAAACTCTTGATGAAAAACTTAAAAGTTATAGACCTGATTGTTTTGAATTAATCGGATATGAATCACACCCAAAAATTAAAGCTCCGTTGAGCAACTAACATGGACAAAGAAGAAGATAAAATATCAAAAGCCCTAAGGTCCAAAAAATTCAAAGAATCTTTCAGAAAAAGGGTTGAGGAAGAAACGTGGGGTAAAGATAAACCAATGGTTTATTTAGATGAAGATGGTTGGATTGTAAAACATTGGAAAGACGGAACAATAGAAAAAATTCAAAAGGCTAATTAAAATAATGGAATACCAAATAATACTGCCAGAAATAATTGGAGATGAATGGCAAAATATTGGAATTGATTTTGAACCTCAATCAATTACAGGAAATATTAGAGGAGAAAACATTGATAAAACAATTATCAGTTTAAAAAAATATGCAATATATTTGGACAATCGTTATTTAAAAGATTATAAAATAATAAAAGAAGAAACCAAAACCATACTTAAATTAATTGTTTGATAAAGGAAAAGTCACATAAAGTTGGTTAATTTTCATTGCAAATTTATGTATCAAACTATTAACTCTACCCATATCTTCAAAATCAAGGTTTTTTGATTCCATATACTTTAAAAGTCCTTGAATCATTTTGTTTTTAGCTTCATCAGCCATTTCCAATACTTCTTGGAATGATTCGTTATCTTCCTCATGTTCTCCATGATATCTGTCTATCCATTCTTTACCTGAATATAAAAAAGGTGCCGACTGAAACATGTTAATAACCCCAGAATCTCTAACTTTTTGTAAAAATTTTTTCAAAAATTTATAATCAAAATTTTCAAACACCTCAGGATTTTTACTAAAAAAATCATATTCAGGAGAACCACTTGCGTGTTCTTGAATTTCTTGTGGCGCTAATTTCCAAGCATCTGTTGATGTTATTAGAGCAAGACTACTCCCGTTGTCCCACTTAACGTTAATAAGACTATCATTTTCAGACTCAAACGGGTCTCTTGTTATTCTTGCAACCGTCCCCAACGTACCTGGAGGAACACCAGTTTCCCCTTCCATATGGAAACACATTACTCTATCACCAACTTTTAACTCAGGATTTAATTGACCTTTCATAACAATAAATATATTATAAGTATTTATATTACATATGGACTTTTTAATAACAGAATCTCAATTACAACTAATATTACTTGAACAAAGTGACTCAAAGCTCACAAGTAATATGAAACAACTATTTTCGTTCACAAACAATATGGTTAACAAAGTAATTAAAAACTACGGACTTAACATTAAAATGTTGTTGACGTGGGGTACTGCTGTTGGTGGATTAGTAATGCCATTAGATAATTTTATAAAAGAAGGTGGTTTTAATTTATCAGAAAAAGAAAGAATGTTGGTTTTAGCTGGAGTTGCTTTCACAATTTTTTTTGAAAATAAAAGAGGGATTGTTTCAATTTTGAAAAAAATTAAAGAAGAAGGTCTTCAAGAAGTTTTTGATAAAGTTTTAACCAAAGGGGACCAATTAAAAAATTCTTTTTCCAGATTTTTAGAATCTTGTAATATAACTAGTGGAGCTGTTTTGGATACTGTTGCATATAGTTTTTTAATTCCAATTATTGCGGATATCTATTCCGTATCAACTCAATCATCAAATCCAACTGAAGCAGCAATTTTAATCACTGAAAGATTAGTAGCTTCTGCTGTGGTAGTTTTAAGTAAGGAAATAATAAGTGCAGGACTTAAAAAAATTGTTAAAAAGCTTAAGTAAACATTCCATCTTCTAAATCATAGTGATTACCCCACTTATTGTCAACCTCGAACCCATCTATTTTTATGATAAAGAATCTTGCTTGATAATATAAATCATCAATACCCATAATATCAATCTCATTACCCATTACATCATAGATTACATTATTAATTTTATCTCTCAAGTAATCAGTATCATACATCACGTTCAAAATAGCACCAGCAACGTCATCGGCAATTTTCAAATTAGGTACCGCATAATGACTATCTAATAAGAAGTGAGATATTTCAATATCAAAGTTGAAATCAATGTACACGTCATTTAACTCGTAGAATTCTCCCATTGGTCTCCAATATACATCAAAAGTCAATGGGCCTATTGCTGTTTTTAAAGTTACTTCTTTAACTTCTCTTCTCATCGCAAATAACACTTCTCTTTGTTTCTCATGGGAAATAAAAACACCTCCCTTAATTGGTTCTTTCCCATCAACTAATATTTTTTCTGAATAGGAAAAAGAACTACCAACGTATTTCCATATATTACTAAGAATGTCGTGAATATGTCCACTGAACACTGGTGTTGCATATGATTGACCCTTAACAGGTAAAACAACATTAACCACAATATCAAAACTCCACCCTTTTTCATCTGGTTCTATTGATAAAAAGTAATATTCATAACCATCCTTATTAAAAGAATGGTCCATCAATACCTTACGAAATATTTTTAACTCAGTATCTTTTAGTTCAGTATTCATTATTTCTGAATAATTTTTTGTATCACCTTTTCTTGTTGGTCAGGATTTAAATTATGTTTGTGTGGATTTTTGACAAACCAATTTCTAACCAATGTTTCAAAATCAACTCTTTCACCCTTTGCTCTTCTTCTGAATCCAGCTCTTTGAGCTTCTAACTCATGTGGCTGAGTATAATACTTATATGGGTCTTTAGGTTCTTTTTTAGGAAACTTATATCCTTGTTCAAATTGCTTTATATGTTCAAATTCATGTCTAAGAATCTCATTTAATTCACTCGTTAATTCTTTCAGATTTGTATATCCATCCTTTGGGTTTGAAATGATTGTAAGATAAATTAAATCATCGTCTCTATAATAATCGGCATCAACATCAACACCTTGAACAGTATCATCTAATTGTAAGTCTAAAAATATTGAAAATTCAGTTTCCATATCAGGAAACTTATACGTTAACTCATCGTCTCTCAAATCTTCAGGTAATCCAAAATCACCTTCTCTTTGATGTTTGAAAAATGCAATAATATCTTGGACAACGGTTCTAACAGCATTATCAAATCTGGCTTCTTTGATTAAACTTTCATTTAACTTCATTGGTTCTACTTCATTTACTACTTTAGTTAACATTGCGTTTGGTAATGAAAAATACTTTAAAAACTCTGACAATTTTTTACTCATAACCCACTCAAAATTCAAATAAGCATTATTATCAAATGTTTTAATTTCAGTTTCTCGTCCAAGTTGTGCACTTAATATGGAGTTAAATTTGTCAGAATTTTTGTTTGTTGGTAAAATATATGCCGTGAATTGAACAAACGGTTTGGACTCTCCCATATTAAGGTAATGTTTCATACCTGTTAATTTTACCTTAACGTTTGTTGGGATTTCTAAATTTCCTTCAGAATCCGCAAGATAATACATTTCAAATACATGATTCTTCAAAAATTTGTTGGCAGATACTATACCCTGTCTTATTTCATCAAGTTCACTCATTATCAATAAATACCAAAAGGTATTGATAATCCAACACCATATCTAACTT